GTGGTGTTCAAGCGTGCAGGGGTGCTCGACAAGCCCCTGTACCTCTTCTACGAGACAGAGGAAGAAGCCCTGGAAGGATCCAGACGGGTCGAAGCCCTGCTGGACAAGCACATCATCCCTGATGTAGTGGTAGACAGCTCAGTGATCTTCACACTGGCGCAGCTCGTCAAGCTCTATGAACGTGATGCCCATCCAAGCCAGAAGGACAGGGAAGCTTTGCGTACCGTTGTAAAGGCTCAAGGGACTACTCCGGTTGCAGCCGTCAACATCAAGTGGGCCGATGATTGGGTGACTGATATGAAGCGGGTAGGGAAGGTTGCCCCGGCAACCATTCGTGCCAAGGTAGGTGCGCTGGGTAGGGCATGGGACTGGGGACAGCGCAAGGATCACATCACAAGCCAGAACAATCCCTTCAGAGGGATGCCTGATGGCTATGCGTCCTACACCGAGTTGGACAGCCAACTGGCTGGCGTCAGAAAGACCGACAAGGAACGGGATCGACGACTGGAAGCTGGTGAGGAAGAAGCGATCCGCAAGGTAATCCAGAATGGCTCGCTTCCAAGAAAGCAGCGTCCCTACGCTATCCCCCATGCCGACGATCTGCTCCGGGACTTCACTCTGGCCATCGAAACCGCTATGCGACTGCGGGAGCGGTATACGTTGGAGGTAAGCCAGGTCAAGCTACATCAGCGCACGATCTATCTGGACAAGACCAAGAACGGGGACAGTCGCAATGTCCCTTTGTCGAGCGTGGCGGTAGCGGTCCTCAAGGAGCAGATCGCCGGGAAGCAACCCACTGATTGGGTGTTTCCTTGGTGGAATGGGGATACGTCAGAGAAGGGGTTGAAGCTTGCCTCGAACTTCCTGTCCAAGCTCTATGCCCAAATCTTCGAAACAGCAGGGTGTCCAGATCTGACCGAGCATGATCTGAGGCATGAAGCCACGAGTCGCTTCTTCGAGAAGACGACGTTACCGGGGGAAGCAGTGATGAAAATCACCGGACACAAGAGCCACAAGATGCTGATGCGGTATCTGAAGCTCAGGGGATCGGACTTGGCTTCACAGCTTTGGTAGATCCCCGTCTCTCCGGGGTGTCTCGCCATCGAGTGGGTCAGCCTGAACCGACCCATCGGATAATCGCTTGTCTCGTGCTGTGCGTGGGCACCTTCATTACGGGAGCGATCCCCGTCTGCAGTTAGCTGGCTCATGCAGAAGTTCCGTGTTTACGACAGTAGGTTGTCAGCCCAGCGGAAAAAGCGTTGCTACTTTAAGTTGTGGGCAAGGAGTCCCTAGAAAACTCCCCTGTTCGGGTTGCCAAGGTTATGAATCAGCCTAACTGATTCTCCCGACCTCGATGTGGTGGTTCGCCTGAATCCCGCTATGGGAGGTTACTGCACTCATCCGGTTACAACAGTTTTACCCACACAGAAGCGGGCCGGTCGCTAACCGGCTTTAGTCAGCGGGGGTTCTTTCGTTCCCCTACTCGTCGCCCCGGACTGATCGGGCGAGCATTGCCGCTTTGTGATCAGTGGTTGGGTCGCATGTACGGACGCCCTTACTCCAGGTTGCATTCGCCTGGCCGCCGCTTCTGTGTAGGTGCCGGTCTTTCCCGGCTGTCAGGAGAATATCAGTTTCTCCCTCGTCTACCCAATCTCTGAGCTGTCTGGTTGATGATCTGATTCTCTACGTACTTCAGTACGTCCTTTTCCATCATAACCCAGGCTCGGCCCACCTTGGCAGCAGGGAAGGCACCTGCATGGATGAGATCGGCTACCGTCTTCTCATGTACCTTGAGAATGGTGGCTGCTTCAGTGATGTTGACCGTACTCATGCTGCTTCCTTCAAATCCTGTACCTTCTTGATCAGATAGCGATCACTACTCAAGCATTGACATGTTTCCATGTCGTAGAGCGTACCTGTCATCACATCCGCCAACTGACGCTTACCGAAGAAGCTGACTGGACAGAGTGTGCGTACCGATTCCCCCAACGGGGTTTGGATCAGGTAACGGACATGCTGCCTCTTGCGAGCATAGATTTTCTCGGTACTGCCTGAATCCAGGCAGTAAGCTTCAAAGGAAAGCTTCAGCTTCCTTTCAGCATCACGGATCTTCTGTCTTGGCTTGATCTTGGTACGCTTTCTACTCATCGGCTTTTCCAAAAGAGTTCATGGGATCGTTTATCGAGGAATTCCTGTTTGAGACGGATATCATCTCCCGGCTTGAGTTGCTTTGAGAGCCAGGAAGCTTTCCTTCCATTGATATCCAGAATCTCGTAGTCGAAGAACTCCTCTTCAGGAGGGTAGACATCACTCGTACCCGTACCATATACCACAGAAAATATGTAGGGCTGGTAATCCAATACCTTGCACTGGCAAGGAATATCGTTGATTCTGGTTTCGAAGATCATAAGGGATCTCCTAGAAGAGTTCCATCTGTACCGGCTTACCCAACTTCTCAGCCAGGACAGCAACGACTAGATGGCGTTTGGAAGGGGGTACTTTGAAGTGCTCGATTCCTTTCTCTTTGGCTTGAAGAAGGGAAGAGGCGTAGACCTCAGTACGTTTGCTTCCGTAGAAGATCACGTAGCCATTGACTTGGTTATTCATGTTGTCTCCCTGAAAAAAGAAAAGCCCACTCAAGGTGGGTCCATAAAGACAAGGCTTGGTTCTCTTTAGGTATGCTCGGCAGGTGTTTTCGCTCCGCTTTATTGCCTAGCATCTTTGTGGTTAGTAGGGGCCGGTGTTATACCGGAAGTAACTTGAAAAACTTGATCTCGACGGCCTCGCCTTCCGAATCTTCGAATTGTGCGATGGTGTGCGTACCGTTCTGGATGAATTTGGCGCCTTCAAGACCTCCCTCGGATACCTTGAAGCCGAATGAGTCCTCTTCGTCAACCCAGGAAAAACAAGCGATTTCATTTTCCGGTTCGCCTGTGGCCTCTGCGGTATCCCAGTCGGTCAACAGCGGGCTGCCGTCTGCCATTACCGCATCCGCCTGGGACAGCAGCAGGAGGAAGCGCGAGACGTTGTTTTGGGTGACGGATGTGTTGTGCATGGTCGAGGCCCTTTGTTGATAGATTTGTTATATTCCCTATTGCCTATGATTGCTAATTTTTGCAACTTGTCCCCATATCCGGTTGATCAGTACTCACTGGGGAGCAGAATGACCCAGTACTCTCCGTCTCCTTGGACATACAGCTTGATTTCTTCCAAGGGGAAATCGGTGTAGGGGATGTGCTGTTTAGCATAAACATCGATTGGTACATCTCCATCCAAGTCCCTCATCAACTGGAACAAGGCTTGGTTTTTTCCACCCTCATCAGAATATCTCTGAAGCCGGGCAAGTACAAAAAACTCGCCTTTGGGTACGCTCGGCAGATGGCTGGAGATTATGTCCATCAGCCAGTAGGCGTAGGCTTGATCAGCGAGGAAGTGGGCGCCGTCGGTGAGCAGCACCTTCGGAAACAGCGCGGGGCTGTGACGAAAGTAGCCCTCAGTTCCGGTAAAGTGGGCGAGGTTAGAGCGGAGTTCGTCAACGTTCATTTCGCTTCTCCTACAAGTTCATTAGGGATTTCAACCTCATCGCCAAGACAGAATGCGACGTAGCAGCGCATGGCCGCGATGAGTGCGGTGTGTCCGAACTGCTGGAAATCCGAGCCTTCGATGAACTCACCACGTTCGTCGTATTGAATCCTCTCGTTCGTTGAAGCCTGCCACTGATTCGGCTGATGCCAGTAAGTGATCTCAATCTTCTCTCGCTCGATGATCGGACCACCCCATAGCCAGTCAATGCTGTACGGATCTGCCTGCTCACCCTTCAGGATGCCGTCACACACCCATGATTTGATGTGCTCGCCTCGATCTTCACGGGCAAGCATTTCGGCGTAGGTGACAGCCCAATCCAGAGCGGGGCCGATGAGGTCAGTGGTTTTGATTTTCATGGATCACTCCTTGTCCATCCACGCCGTCACGTACAGATACCCATGAGATGCCTGCGCATTGCACCGAATGTGGAAACAGCCGTCGTCAAGGCTGTGCAGATTGTTCTCGTTACCACGGATGGCTTCCGCTTGCTTCTCCAGCCATGCCATGGCTACAGAATTAACCCAGTCTCCGAAGGAATCCCAAGGCTCGTCTTCCCCAAAGTAGTCGCCACGGTCCGGCACCAGGTCAACGTTACCGTTCTTGAGAATCGCCCGAGCACCCCACGCCGCTACTGCGTCGTCAGGGATGATGTCGCGGATTCCGTATTTAAGATTTTTCATCACACTGCTCCGGAAGGCTGTACAGGTACAGGTATATACGGTAAGACTCAGCATTCAGGGCTTTAACCTGCTCGTCGTTACTCTTGATGGTTTGCAACAGGTCTGCTTTGATTTTCCGCCACGCGGCTTCTTCGGTCTTGAAGTAGTTGTCAGGTGATCCCTGAAACTTTCGGCCAGAGGCATCCATCGCAGTGATTGAAACTGCAGTGCAGCCCGGCAGAACTCCCTCACGTAGCACGGTGATGGGGGTGACCGTGCAGTGCGAAAACACCTCGTCCACGAAGTGCCAATTGACCTCATAAAGAGTTGCCATCACGCTTCTCCCTTGAGTTTGGCGAGGGCGTCGATTCGCAGTGCAAGGTCTTGCAGCGCAACGTGATCTGTTCCACCGTTAATGCCTGTAGCGAACCTGTCGAGTAGGTGTCGGTCCTGGTCAGTCAACCCATGGATGTCTTTTGCCACGCGGAGCGCGTTGCCGTAGTAGCCGTCTCCAACCGCTGTTCGTTCTAGCTCGAACGCGATCTGTGCGAGCGAGTAACCATAGCCCCTGAAAGGGAGAAGAGCTTTACGGGCGATTCGCCCACACTCCTCCTTAGAGCTGGCGCTGTTTTGACTGCACAGGTTGATCTGATACAACGCCTCCACCGCTTCAACAATCGCGGGCAAGGTGTTGCGCAATACATCCACGCACTCATAGACCATCTCACGCTCATCAGCAAACTTGAGAGCTTTTTGCAGTTCTTCGATCTTGTTCATCTCATTTCCTAATGAAAAAGGCCAGCATGAGCTGGCCTGATCGATGATGTGTAGGGCACATGCTCTACACTGCTTTTTTTAATGCGTCACTCTTAACAGCTTCACACAGCGACCGGATGGTCGCCTGATCGGCATGGTTGGGTAGGGTGATGGGATGTGCCCAGTCAGGCCAGAACAAGTCCAGGGCCGCACCCAACTTCACGGTGTCATGTTGGATCTCAGGAAGCTCCTGCCACTGCATGCACTCGATGAGATTCCGATTGGCCCATTCCACGATCCGTACATCGTCCCTCACAAGCATGTAAATGGCGTCATGGATCAACGCTACCGGAAGGATGTCATAGCGGTAGGGTGAGGCCCATACTCGTTGCCAGAATTCCACTGCAGCACGGTTGTTCAACAGACCGTATGATTGACCTAGTGCATTGCCTGCAGTCCTCCCTTCAGCAGCAGCTTCGTAAGGCATCTTCTTGCCATTGAAGACTACTTGCTTCAGCAGCGGGGTACGTACCCGCAAGCCAAAAGCCACTTCTACATAGCCATCCTTACTGGCTTGTTCGAGACGTTGTGCAACGTACTCGTCCGATACCTTGTAGAGTTCGTGGTAGTTGGCTTCGATACGCTTGGCTTTTTCTTCTGACCAACCGAGGTTGGACATCAGGGTGTAAGCCGTCCCTTGATAAGTAAGGGCAAAGGTAGGGGCTTTGGAATCCTGTCGTAGATGGGGATGGGTCTTCTTGATGGAGTTGACCGACTCGGGATTCTCCACATCAATATGGGAAAGCTCATCACGGAAGTAGAAGGCTGCCCGAAGACTGTGACCATCAAACCCTTGTTCGTAAACACGAAGCTTGTTAGGGTCACGAGTGGTGAGTGCGCTAATGTAATCCTCCAAAGAGTTGAAGTCCGCTCCGCAGAAAAGCCAGCCCGTAGGGGCTACGAACAGCGACTTGATGAGTTTTCCGAAAACCGAGTTGGCAGGTAGGTTTTGCATGTTGGGGTCACTTGATGAGAGTCGCCCTGATACTGTTCCCCCCAGGTTGAAGCTACCATGAAGCCAGATGATCCCATCAGCGGCTTTCTCGATACCACGTTCAAAGGCAGGGATAAAAGTGTTGAGGATCTTTACCACTTGCCCATGGCCGATCAGCGCCTGTAGGAGTTCCTTGTATTCAGACTCTTGGGTATGGTGAATCAGTTTCTCCAACGTATCTGCACCTGTTGCTGGCTGCTTGGTTTCGGTGTAATCAAGTACCGGAAGGCCCATCAGCTCATACAACAAGACCTGCAACTGTGGTCCTGAGTTGGGGTTGAAGCCAATCCCGGAAAACTTCTCCAGTGGATGCTGCTTGGTCTTCAGCTTTGCATTGGCACTCTCCATGGCCTTGGTTTGAACCAACAGGTTCATGGTACGAATCAGGGAACTTCCCTGGATCACTTTGAGATGATCATCCTGCATGGTTTCAAGCTGTCTTTTGACCTCCTGGATCTTTGCCTCGTCCATAGGCATCCCCGTCAGCTCCATCTGGATGATGAGCTTCTGGGAAGGCAGGAAGAGGTTCTTGTACAGTTCCTCCTGTTGATCCTTGATCATGATGGGCTCGTACTTCTTCCTGACCCAGTGGGTACTGAGGGCATCGACAAGGTTGTATTGCAGCAGCTCAGGGAGCTGGATCTTGCGGATGTCCTTGATGTCGTCCTTAGCCCAGTTACCTGCAAACTCATGCGCCAGAGCCTTGAGGCCCAGTACATTACCTGCGGTGGAGTTGGTTGCCAGATACGCAATCAACTTCGTGTCCTGGAAGTTACGGGTCATCACTTCCAGTCCTTTCAACAGGTTAGGTGTATCCAGCAGGTGCTCCATCCATAAGGTAAAAATGATTACCTTGAGGTCGTACCCGGAGTTGTGCCAAGTGATCTCGCCTTGGTAGGTTTCGAAGAACTCACGCAGGAGCCGACGAACTTTGCGATTGGGAATGTTGGACCCCGGCCAGGATGGATCTTGATATGCCTTTCCTTGGTATGAAACATAGTAATCACACGCGAAAGCGATCCCATTGTGTTCATCCCAGGCAAAGGCAATCGTACCGATCCCAGCCTCGTTAAAACGCAACGAGAAAGTCTCGATGTCGCAGGTGAGGCTTGGGTACTGGTAAAGGCTCTGTAACGCCTCCTGGATCGCTTTAGGACTCTCCGGATACTGTGCTGAATGGATGATGTTGGTCCCAGGTGCCTGATAGATTCCCTGCACATGGGAAGTCAGGGTATCCAGTGACAGATCGAGCTTGGCTTGCAGTTCCGGGTTGTAGATCAGCGCCTGATAGTTCAACCCCAGCACTACGGTTATGTGCTCATAACCCTTGATCTTGCAGGGCAGCACATAACCGTAGTGGGGATCGGCTTTGGCAACGCCTGCCAGCACCTTGAAGTAGGCAGCATCGGTGACATAGAGATACTGCACACCGATCGAATCCAGGGCCGGTAGGAGCTGCTCCAGATACCCCTTGATGAACTTCACCGGAGCCTTTCCCTGATCGTTGTAGGCGAGTGAGAAAGCCACCAGATCGGCTGCAGCCATTCCCCTGGTGAGAAGCGACTGCTGGTAGTTCTGGGTGATCTCGTGCTGGTTGAAGGCTGATGCCTTGACAAGCAAGGCGATCGGATAGCGGTCACTGGTTTCGAAGGTGATGTGTCTCATAGCTCACAGTAGTAGGTTGGTCACCATCCGGCTCTTGATCAGATCGATGGAAGTGAGATTCTTGTGCTGGATTTCATCGATCTCGCTAGGGGCCAGGTGTCGGGTTCTACAAGGACAAGCTGCGATGTACTCCCGGATCGGGGCATGCAGGGTACTAGGCAACAGCTCAAGATAATCGCACAAGTCATTCGAGGAATTCAGTACCTGATTGATGTAACCCACCACATAAGGAATCTCCTTATTGTTGAGTTCCTTCAGCTCTTTCAGGTACTGCTCCATCTCTGGAACCAGCTCAGGAGAGAGTCGATTGGCCTTGCGTGGAGGAGTGGATGAATCACAGGAATAACACTCCCCCTTGTACATAAAGCTCTTGTGCGAGTACTTCATCAACAGGCAGTTCTTGATGATCAAGGCATCCAGACGGGCCTGACGCTGTTTCTCTACAGGAGCATAGAGAAAGTCATACAAGGCTTCTCTGATGTACAGCTTGGTTTTCGGATCATGTTGGATATGCGGATCCATGGTTAACTCCTGTAACTCTTTCAATAATTTCATCGGCACGCTGGATTTCCGGATGCTCGTCGTAATCAGGTAGGTAACGTCGAGCTACAGCCGTGAGAGATACTAGGACGTTGAGGACCGAATCCCGTTGTTGCCAGAAACTACGTGCAGCTTCTGCCGCCTTAATCCGGCTTACTGCTCCGGTGTCTTCAAGCTCTTCAGTCGGAATACCTGTGCACGCGTTCACGCAGGCGACGATGCGGCGGGCGTTGGCCTCCTGTTTCGCAGGCATCAGTTCACCGTTCTGTCGGAACGAAATCACCCACCGCCCGTCGTGCGTTAGTAGGGAGTAATCGTTCGCTTCGCCTTGGGCGTGCCATTGCCATGGTTCTTTTGTGTGTTGAACACTCATATCAAATCTCCGGTCAGGAAAACTTGGTGCCTCGCACGGCTAACGCCGACGTAGAGCATGCGTGCGATTTGATCGCCTGAATTGCAGCGCCGGATATCGTCGAGATCGATGAACACCTTGTCGTAGGTGCTACCCTGACTCTTGTTAACCGTCTGGGCGTAGGCAGCACGTAGATCGACCCAGTTATCAATGACAGCGACCGTGTTGAAGTCCTCTATCGCCTTGGCTTGTTTCAGTCGTGCATTCTTCTCAACCAGGGACTTGGGACCAAAGATCGTCATCTTGTAATCGAGAACGTAGTAGTTCCCTGGAACACCATACTGTTCGGTGTCATCACTGATATAGGTGATCTGAACTAGTTGATCGGTCTTGATCGAAAAGCGCTGAGCACTCACGTACTTGTTGCAGATCGCGTAGTCACCTTTCTGGAACGACGGATCCCCGGTGATATGGTCCCGGATCGCATGGTTGTAGGCCACTACACACTTGTTAGTCCAGGCAAGGATCTTGGAATCCTGGTAGCGCCAGTCAGGACGGGTGAACTCGGCCAGGATGGCTTCTTCGAACCGGGGACGTTCCAGGTACTGGATGTGATGACCATCTGGAGTGAAGCTGAAGAACTCTCCGGAGTTCACGGTTTCCCGGAACTTGGTGGAGAGTTCCACGATCGGATTACCTTCAGCCTGTCGCATGACCTTCGACAGCATGGCACCCGTGAACTGGGCATCGAAGACCGGGGTACCCGTACACTTGACGGGCGTGAGTTGGGCCGGATCTCCCATGAAAACGATCTTGCAGTTACAGGTGAGCTTGAAGATCCACTCCAGGAGCTGCTTGTCGATGTAGCTGGCTTCATCGATGAAGATCAGTTTGTCTTTGACCGGCTCTTTGCGCCTGGGAATCAGATTTGTCTCTCTGGTGCGGTAGTTCGTCTCTACTCCTAGCGACAGGAACGAGTGGATGGTGTTGCAATCCATTCCGGTGATGTGGGCGAAGTTCTCGGCAGCCTTGTTGGTAGTGGCGGTCAGCTCGACTTCGTAGTCCTTCAAGTCAGGATGGATGAGTTGTAGTGTCTTGGTGAGGCTCGGCAGGCGATCAAGCAACTCACGGATCAGTGTCGTCTTGCCCGTGCCACTGTACCCTGACAGCACGAACACCGTTTCGACAGGATCCACCAGGAACTGTGTGAACGCTGCCAGAGCGTTCTCCTGGTCTTCAGTCAGGGTCAGTGTTTCCATGGTTTCCTCTAAGCGGGTTGGGGTGCTTTCTCGAATTGCTGGACTTCATCCACGGTGACGTTCAGAAGTGCAGCAATCTTGTGGCGCTCATATTCCTCGACGCTCATTGGGGTAATGGATATCTGATCCCGATCGATTTCACCGATTCGTTTGGGATCTCCATAACGACCGTGCAATTGTTCTGCGGCACCCAATGCTTCAACAAGTAGGGTACCTTCCTTATAGGGAAGAACGAATTTCAAGTCATACCCCACTGAGAGCACCAGAAAATTCTCTTTCTTCTTTCTGGCTTGTACTTCCTTCTTGGCTTTGCTGTAATCCATTTCATTTCTCCATTTCGTATTGGATGACTTTTCCAAAGGGCGGATTGAATTGTTTGTTGTTATGAATCAACCACACCAATTCACGCTTGAATTCATTCTGATAGAAACGGAAATACCCGTCCGAGAAAACCAGTAATACCTGTGGTTTTCTTTCTTCAGCCCATTCCAGTACCGGTTCAATACGGGTACCCCCACGTCCGGTAAAGACAATCCGGGACAATTCCTGAACATTACGCACTTCATCCACTGCCTTGATTTGAGTATCGAATTGCAGAATGGTGATCTTTTCCGGTTTCATCATCTTCAGGATGCAATGCACTTCGGAGATGAAATGTGTGAACTCGATGTCACTCACTGAACCGGAGGTATCCACAGCAATCGCCATACTGATCAGGGACTCGTTACGCAGTCCCGGCAGGATGTGTTTGGGAAAGTGCCTGCGATTGGGCTTGCGGAAGGTGTAGTCACTCTTGTTGAAGGTACGTAGATACTTCTGCAGGATGCGCTGCCAGGGGAGCTGCGGATTCAGTAGCTTGTCCAGAAATATCTGGATCTCACCCGGAATGCTGCCGGGGGAATCTCCTGCCATCTTGGCTTGCATGGCTGCACGGATGAGGATGTCCTGGACATCCTGCTCCAGACCTTCGGCGTTACCAGGATCGCCTTCCACGAGGTCCATGTCGAAGTTCTCAGAGGACGGATCATCGGGGAGCTTGTCGTAGACTTCCTCGGTACTCAGGCCGGTATATTGACGGTCTGCCAAACCAGGTTGAGGCATTCTGAAGCCACGCTCCAGAAGCTGCAGGTTGATCACATGGTCGGCTGCGATGTTCCACTTCTGCGGATTGCGTTCTTTCAAGCGAGCCATGTGCAGGTAGGCCACATGCAGCGTTTCATGGAGCATCAGGAAGATGCGTTCTTCCGGATCGAGTTGGAGAAACCAGTGTGGATTGAAACGGATCTCCTTGCCATTGGTACAGGCAGTGGGAATCTCTTCATCGAAGGTATGTTTGAGGGAAAAGCAGACCGTGGTAAAGAAGGTTGAATCCGGTTTACTCATCAAACCAATCTTGGCCTTGTTCAAGGCCATTTGCAGGTCTTCCATGTTCGCTCCTTTTCAGAAATAAAAAAAGGAGGCATGAAAGCCTCCATTCATAAAGCGCAGGAATGCGCCTGGTGTCGTTCTGGCTCTGGTCTGTGTGGTTTCAGCGACTCCTCTGCGCCGCAGGCGTCTGCTTCACTTTGCGTTAGGCGTCATGCTGCTCAGCTCCGCCGCCGTTGGGCGTCACAGAATCTCGCACTCGCAGTCGTCGCTGATCTCATGGACCAGTACGTCGCCCTTGCGCGGGTATGTGCTGTCGCGGTCATTGACGAGCCCGAGCCCATCCTCCTGAACTCCGATTGGGCCATATGCGGCGCAGCGTGCTGCGTACTTCACCACATCGTCGATGCTGTCCACGTGCCACAACCCCTTACGGAACTCGGCAAGGTATTCGTCCTGGGTCATCCCGCCGAAGACAGCCGGGGTCAGTTCGACTTCGATTTCCTTCTCAATGGTCACGCGGACCGTGCGCTTGATCGTTTCCATGTCTTCTCCTTCGGGCACCACGCCCAACAATTCAATGCAGCGGACTCGCTGCGAGTGCCGGTGAATTAGGTGTTATGCAGCTTGTTGTTCCACCTGATTACTGATTCCATCAGTACGGATAACAACAGACTGCACCTCTTTATCCCTCAGTTCATTCAGGATGATCTGACGAACTGTTACCAGATCATCTGGTACATCCTGAACATGGAATTTCAGCTTTTCACCATTCTTGAATCTCACGGCTGCAAGAAAGGTATGTGTGCTCATTTGGATTCTCCTTTAGGTCGTGGATAGAAGTTTATACACTTACCTTTGGTATCCAGTACCTTTAGCAAGCCCCATGCTTGCCAATGGGAATTGTCTTGGGCGGTAGCCCTATAACATTCCTTCATCAATTCACAGTCCGATGAAGCACACTTGGTAATGTCAGCCATTTCATCTTCCCCGTGCATCACGGAATAGTCCTCGATATCGGGAAAGCTCATTTCCCAACTCAGCCATTTCCTTTTGTGTGGTAAGAAGAATTCCGTGCAGCTCACTGTAGCGTTGCTCCATGGCTTTGATACGACGACGTTTCCACCATTGAATTGCGCGTGTGAAAGTCATGTCATGTTTCTCCCAATTTCCGCTGCGACTCTGACGATGGCTCGACGGGTAGCGGCGTAGAGGTCGCCGTTGTGTTCTTCGATTACGTCGTCGTACTCGACGCCCGTATGCTCATCTTCTATTGAAACCATCAGACGTAGCTTTACCGCCAGCCGCAGCGCGTCGCCGTCGTCGGTGAGCGGGTTCCATACGTGTCGCACTATGCCGAACCTGTCTGGACGTGGGCTGTGGTGCTGAAAACACCGCCAGGGCTCATTCCACATCACGTTGTATCCCGCCACCTTCGCAGCCAACTCCAGTAATTCTTTGTCTGTCATTTCTTCGACTCCCAATATCGACCTTCTTCCAAAAGAATAAGCCCCTGGACGGGGCTGAATTAGAAGAGATCCCTGGAACTGGTAGCAATCCATTTCTGGGTTGCAGGGTGTCCAATCATTGCCTTGTTCCTGCGTACCGTTTCCCTGAGACATACCACCTGGAATTCCACCGGCAAACGCTGGATGAACTTCATCAATGAACCGAAGTTCTCCTGGCTGGCGTTATGGCTGATCGCTCCGGTCAGGGCAAACAGGATCGAAGGTTCATCAGGTACCTTGATCGATTCGGGACTGTCCACAATCTGCGGGATCTTGGGCAGATCACGATCCAGCTTGGTGAAGGTGATGAACTCCCGTGCTACCCCTTCAGACAAGGCTCCAGCCAGCAAGGGAAGACGATCAGGATCCTCATCCTCGGTGACCTTCAGGATCTTGTCTGCGAACTCCCAGCTACGAGGACACGCATAGGTCTTGTCGGTATGGTCAGGACGGAAGGTATAGATCATCCCTGGCTTGAAGTTGATGTAACTGGTAATGCGATAATCCACACCCTTGGTGGCTGCCCAGTCACACCACTCCTTCGGATCAACTACCAGCTCCAAGTGAACCAAACGAGACTGCAAGGCAGTGCTCATAGGTTGGACGATGGCGTTGTCCTCTTCCTTGTTGCCCGCACAGACGATCGCCACATTCTTGTGCAGGTTGTATTGCCCGATCTGACGATCGAGCACAAGTCGATAAGCAGCCGCTTGAACTGCAAGAGGAGCACTACTGAACTCATCCAGAAAGAGGAGAAAGCCGTTATATCCTTTGGGAATCGGATCCCCTTCGATCGGGAAAGTATTCAAAGGGAAATACCCTGCACGGTTGTCTATGATGGAAGGCAGTCCGAGTAGGTCTGTTGGGTCGCATTGTGCGAGCCTGATATCCAGAACCTTCAATCCGTACTCATCAGCGATCTGATGTACGACTGCACTCTTTCCCAAACCAGGGGATCCCTGGATCATCGGCACCAGATGTGCACGGATGGCCTTGGCAATGATGCTGGCTGCTTGTGAGATTTTCACTTGCATGACTATTCCTCTTTCTTGATGTAATAAACATCAACCCCGAACTCAGTTTCGCTCTTCAGACACCTACGATTGCAATCATAGTCAGATCCAAAAGCACACTTCAAACAGTTGCCTTCCGTATCTGCAATTGCGTAATAGGGCTTTCCATCCCAAATCACTTCACCAACCTTAATAACTTCATAAGGCATGAATTCATCACGTACTTCTTGTCTGTCTTTTGATTCAGGGAAATCAATCACAGGCAATTCACAGGCAGAAAGGAATTGAACTGGGGTATTCAGACAAAACCTACTATTATTAGGGTTGATGAGCCTATCCCAATCCCAGTCAGAAAACCAATCTAATTCATCAGTGTCTTTGATAGAGATCATCAACTGCACGATGTAGTGTTTCATGGTTGTCCTTTATTGGTTTGTAGAAGAAGTTCCAATACTTTGAGTTGGTTCTCTACTTGTTTGGATTGAGTTTTGACTAATGTGTCAAAGAATGTGTTTGCTTGTTCTTTCGCATAGTCTTTCACTTTTGCGCGTAGTTGCTCATTAAACTCACGCTCGAAGTATTCCTTTGCATATGCTTGCATTGATTTTTTCATCTGTGCATTCATAGAAGGAAGGTCTACTTGGCTTAACCATTTATTGACCGCTGTAATTTGGGTGTCTCGAATATATTTACCTGCAGTAGACTCACCTGCACGACCGTTACAGTGATCTAATGACCACCCACCCCAACTGTCTTTGTTAAATCCAAGCAACTTACGCAGGATTTCTTCACTAGATTTATCTAGTGTTCTCAGACAATCTTGTTTGATCTTTTCCGGTGGATTTTTTTGCATCCACTCGTTGTACGCTTCTTGAATGGTGGTTGCTGACATCTCAACAAGGTTGGGTAGTTCCATCTTCAATCCTTTTTACTCAATTCATTCAGCAGAGTATTCTGGTAGGTCATCAGTAGACTAAACAACTCATTTCTACTGATTCCGGGAATACGTGAATAGCCCAGTTCCACCACTTCATTGAGATTGTTCAATGTAGGGAACAAGTCCATGTGTACCGCCCGGATGGGCGGCTTGTTGTTAGGGTGTTTCTGCATGGGCAGCTTCTTTTTCTTTCTGTTTGGCTTGGCTCAGCAGCTCTGCAATCTTGATCAGTGAGCTGTTATAGAACAGCTTGGCAAGCTGCTCTCGGGAGCAGGTATTCAGGTATTGCTGAACACTCTCGAAGGAGAGGACAGGACGAGACAAGGCAGCATCGAGCTGCTCGACTGTCAGGTTGTGCCTCTTCAATACCTGCATGGCTTGGTAGGCTTCCCCCTTCAAACGGGGAACTGGTGAAGCAAGCCCATGCTCTTCCAGGATTCGGTTGATGGTGCGTTCACTTACCTTGTACAGAATGGCAAGTTCTTTTTGGGTGTACCGCTTGTGTTGGTAGGCGTATGCAATGATGTCTTTTTGTGTTTGAGTCAGGCATTTGACGGTCATGGTTTTATTCCTTAACGGGAGATTTCAACAAAAGCAGTCGGGTACTCATAACAAGCCGTAAGTACCTCGGTCACGAAGGGTACGAAATGCTCATACATTCCCCAGCCGTTAGGGCTGTTGTACTGTTCTGCTTCTTTTTTATGTTCGATAAGCCAGAGCAATCCTTGTTTCAGACGGGGAATACATTCATGGGCTTGTCGAATTCCTAATTCTTCGGGCCGCCAAAGAGTCTGGTAGATATCCGCAGCATTTGCCATCTTGGCTAGGTTGTGTGTAATGTTGGCTTGAAAAAGCCGATTACCTTCTTTGTCGTAAAGGTAGAAATCCAGGCTCATAAAGTTCCCCTTAGCCTATCGGCTGTATATGGTAGTAAAACAGAAAAACCGACATGTCAGAATATCGGTTCAGTAATTGATAGAAGTTCTGGAGAACTTCTACAGAAGTTTCTTTGCGACTGTCTGGATTCGGGCTTTCCTACTTAAAAAGTTCAATGCCCATTCCAACCAAGGTCAGAACATTCATGGCTACAGCGAGAAATAGATAAATAAACTCCCTGGTTTGGTGATACAGAATCAACTGCATCATTCCGATGCTGAGTGTTTCAAACATGGGCATGGTAGTAGCTCTCTGTCGAGAAAAAAGAAAGGGGAACTCCCTTTCGGAAGCTCCCCTGGTTCACCTTCACAAAGTGCCCGAACGGGCACCTGCACTACTTCAAATTATTGATGATCCATTTAGTGGTCACGACATAGCTGCGTGAGCACACTTTGACAGCGTAATGGAGTGCATCAAGCCAACTCCACTTAGCAAAGTGAGCATCTACGAACAAGGTGTTCAAGACCTTTTTGTAGCCGGATTCGGTTTGTTGCTGGGCCTTGATCCAGTTCACAGCAACTGCTTCTTCCTGCTCTTCTGTAAGTTGGATTTGCATTGGTAACTCCTAGCAAAGTGCATAGTTCGATTGACGGATCCTCTCACCCAGATCATTGGAAAGTTTCGGGAAGGTTCCCTGCTTGCCATGGATCTGGCTCAGGATGTCCGAGAGCATTTCACTCTCAGCCAGTTCGGCAAATACATCGATGTAGTGCTGACGCAGGTGATTCATGTTGACCGGGCTGCATCGAAATTCATCGTGCACCGTCACCACCTCGAAGGGCTTGTGGCTCTTCATCCGTTCAGTGATCCGAATCAGCTTCTCGATATGCTCATCCGAGAGGTACCACACTGCGTCTTCTTCCATGAGATGAGGCAGGATGACAGCAGAAGGCATACCACTTCTTTCGTATTGCTCGATGTAGTACATGAGCTGCGTATCTTGGATCTCGTTATCCCGTTTACCCATGGTCTGGTTGTTGTTAGCTCGTTGATCCCGTTCGAAACACAACGCCTCGTGAGCGAAGTGCAGGGTCAGAGGATCGTAGTTACAACGACGATGGATTTCACGCAGGATGAACGCATCTACGGAATGCACCGTGTTAGCAGCCAAAGACTTGCTGTTCCTGTGCCCCTTGGGGATCCCAAGGTTTTCGTAGAACTCGTAAGTGAAGGTGGCATGATCCAGTTCATCCACCTCCACACGGGCACTGACCTTCCCCATCACCTTGACCCGTGCATCAAAGCCATCAGGAAGCTTCCACGCATGAACCAGGGCATAGGACTGCCACGAATCCAGGAGCGTCTGTAGCAGATCCCAAGCACCTGGAGCCACCTGTTGAACAGCTTGATAGAAGGCTTCCAGCTCCGGGGTATCTTCTCCGAAGATGTCCTTCGGCGTCTTCTTACTACCATACATGACCGTCATCAGTGCTTGCTTGGCATCCTTGCGGGATACCTCCAATCCCCCTCCAAGGATCTTGTTCATGGTGTTGGTACATGCGGTATAGGCATCCGGACGAACACCGGTATTGATGAGTCCGGTAGCCTTGGCACCTTCCTCACAGCCGGTGAGTGCTGACATCACCTGTATACCACTACATACCGCATCCAGTCCTACCAGATGCCCAGTAGGAATGCCCTTCTGAACCTTTCTAAGGGCCATTACAGCCTTCAGATACAACGGACGTGTCTCTGCCTTGTCTGCAAGGCTCTCAAGCTCCTGAAGGTGTTCTAGCGTCCACTGGATGCGTTCCTCGAAAAGGAGCTTATCCAGTCCAAATTGATTGGCTACATCGATTAGCAGGTATTCCCAAGAATAAAACTGTTTCATGTGAGGCTCCGGTTTAACTTAAACTTTATTGATGATGTCAATTACTACTGCCATTTCAGGGGGCATTGAGTACTTCTCCGCAACTTGCTCGGCCAGTTCTTTATTGTGGAAAAACTGTTTGCACACGCGTGCCTGATCGTATTGGTAACCACCAGGGATATGCCAGTAACTAATGAAACATACTGAATCCGCTTGCTGCTGGGAATCCCCATAATAAGGTATCGACATGGTGAAGCTCCTTGGTTTACAAGTCCATGAGCAGGACCAGCATCTTGAGTTCTTTGGGTACGTCTTCATCGAGGACAGGGGTGAGGTCGCAGCGGTACCACTTTTTGTTAGGTGCAAACAGATAAGCCCCGTTGTAGATTTCAGCGCCAAGACGCGCGAGTCGATAACCCCGGAGTCCTTCAGAACCTGTAGGGAAGGAAGAATGTAACTGCCCTGCATAAAAGATGTACGTATTACCTTCGGTATTCATCAGGTACCTCGACCAGTTCCTCATGTACCAGTTCAAGCATGGCCTTTTTGAAAGGAGCACCTTGACTGGAGATGTGGTAACCAGAACAGTAAATCCTTCCCCGCTTGTCTACCTTGTGGGTCAGGTAGAACTGGTTCCTATAATTCACCATGAGCCTGTAGAACCTCTGGCTCTGCTTCTTGAAGTTCTTCCAGTTGTCGATCTGATCCTGCGTAGTCAGAGCCTTGGTAGGCTCTTCCTCCACTTGGCTTAGGAACTCCAGATCGAGTTTCAGCGCCACCTTGTTCATGGTGTTCAGGACATCCAGGCACAGATCCCCTTCGTGATGGTTTCCCGATCCGAGGATCAAGGATTCCTTGTGCGTCAGGTACCCGCTGTCGTAGTTGTTACGCAGATCCCTTGGTTCGCAGATCATCGGGGGAAGGCATGCACTTCCCTCAATGAACTCGATCAACTCCTCAGGCAATGGAATGCGCGAGAAGACCATTAGAGAGCCCATACGGCCTTCCTTGATGATGTCGAAGGCATCGGTCAGGCATAGCACTGCAATCAGCTCTGCGATTGTTTTGATGGCTTCAAGCTTGTCGTCAAACTTCAAGCGTGAAGCCAGCATTGCAGAGACGGAAGTGAACAGTTCCGGTGGCTGACAGTAGGCAATACCTACGAAGATGTCTGTCACAAGCTGATTAAGGTCCAAACCAGCAAGCTGTCTTACTCGCTGGTTCTTGGATTCGTAGCTGTATTCCTTGCTACGGTAGTCCTCGATCAGTTGGATTCCCTGTTCGATCTTGAGGACCATCACAGGGTTGTCGAGAATGGCTTCCCTGATCTTCTGATCGATCTGCTTGCGGGAGAATTTCTTCTCAATTTCTTCCTGCCAGAAGATCGTAGTGCTCATGTCCATGATGCGCTACTCCTTGGAGGGAAGATGGTGGGTCGTCCACTCATCGAGGGCGTCGGACAGTGCAGTGAGAAACTCCATGCGGGACATGGCGTTTAGCATGTTCTCGGGATACTCAGCGTCCAGTCCGTGCTTGCGCTGGTCGAACTCGTAAGGGAAAAGCACGATGTCCTTGAGGGACATCCCGGATTTGTCTGTGGTCATATCAGGCTCCAGAAGAAGTGGACAGACCCCATGTTTCAGGGGTCTTGGATGAGGCTTACACCGATGTACGAATGCCCGCGCAGATTTCCAACAGGACGGTGCGGATCTCGTTTTTACCCCACGAGTTCTTGGTTTCGAGGATGGTGTAGAACAGCTTCAGTTGTTCTTGAGTCATAGTCTTCTCCGGATAGTGAAAGACCCCATGTTTCAGGGGTCTTTGCAGGGGTCAGGGCTCGAAGCCCGGAGACAGGACGTAGCCTTTCTCAACGACTTTCCACCAACGACTGTTATGTTCGGCATACGGGCCATTGAGGATCTCAGCGATTTCTGCGGCCCGTGCTTTGTTCGCATAACTCAATGGAATGGTCTTCCCTTCGGAATTGACGGTGCATAGAAACTTCTCGTCGTGGTAATCCCATCCGAAGTTATCGGTTTGAACGATGTGATACAGCATGGTGTTCTCCAGATAGTGAAAGGCCCTGATGAAGGAGCCTTGTTGAATGTCAGTAACGGATCACATGAACAGGTTTACTTAGGGACTGCATGTACTCGATCATGTGCTTGGTGCCACGGGATTCACCGTTCCAGAAGGCCAACAGACCATCAGCAAAACGACCCATTTCCTCGTTGCGCTTGAAGCCTGCTGCCTTACCATACTTGTTCCAATCAGCCGGGAACTCATAGAGCTTGACGTTGTGCTCATGGGCAAAGCGAGCACCTAGAGCGTCTGCACCCCGAGCCATGCCACTGACGATAGAGACAGCAAAGTCCTTCAGCGGACCATTGGCGAGCTTGATGATCTCTTCACTGGCTTTGGCGTAGTCGGTGAAATCCCGACCACCGGCCACGATCAGCTTGAATTCCTGCATTTCTGTCTCCTGTAAGCGCCACACCATGCAGCGCACCATTACAAACCCGAAGGGTCAGGGCCTGTCAGCAGGCAGGAAAGAAAAAACAACGCCCACCCTCCCGAGTAGGAGAGCAGGCGTAGGGGATCAGAAGCCGAGTTCGATCTGCTTCGACTCGTCAACGAGTTGGAAATCGGCTTCCAGGTTGTTCATCAGAGCTTGCAGCCCGTCTTCAGCCTTGAGGCGTTCAATGAGCGCGGCATCGGCCTTGCGGGCCGTCTTCAGTGGAATGGCCCCGATTTTCATTCGGGTGCCATCTGCCTTGGTGACGAAGAAGTTGAGGAAAGCCTGGGCCTTCCAGTCGTTGTTGCGGGAGTTGTTGTCGTTGAGATTGAAAGCCATGAGAGTTCTCCAGAGGTAGAAAGGAAGACGTGACATCACGCCATTACAAGGGCGAAGCCCAGTATTTGAATCTAAGGGTGCGTAGGCTATCCCCACGGGACAGGAAGCCAAAAAAGGAAGTGGCCTAGTAAAGGACCACATAGGTGTGTTGACAGGGGTGAAATTGATCTACGTCAATCCCACCCGTCAATGAGTACAGTGAGGGCTACGAATAGCCCTAACATGGCTACAGGCACCCCAAGCCATGTCTGGCTCAGGGTGAACCATAGGAATGAGATGAACTCACACATGGTTGTACAACAGGGACACGTAGGTATTCCTACGCAACACGTCGTCGGACAGGGAAGAGTTGTAACCGTGTTCACGAGCGATAACACGGAATTTGGGTGCTGTTTCCTTACGGAAACACACAATGATTCTCTTGTTCGTTTCTGCGATTACAGATACATCTTCGAAATTACAAAGAAGTCTCTGTATTTCTTCATACTGTTCATCGAAGGATTTGGTCATGGTACGTTCTCCGTATAATGTGAGGAGACACATATCTCCACTACAAGAGCGAAGCTCATCCAGCGCAGGGAACTGCGCATGTAGTTAACTCAGTTCACTACCAAGAGGCGTTGTTGATGACGATCTTTGCGTCATTCCAAACCTTATCTTTGACCCACTTGAGTTGTTTGGCTTTTTGTTCACCTAAAGCTACAAGTTCAAAGAGGGTGATCCTGTTGTCTTTCAGTGCATAAGTGAGTGCACCGTTAGTGGAGATGGGAAGACGAGATTTATTGGAAGAGATGTTCATAGTTCACTCGTGTAGTTGTGGTAGGACGGATGTCTTACATCCACAGGTAGAGCGAAGCTCTGAACGGTAGGATATCGGGAGAGTATCGGAACGGAGAAAGAGAGGGAGAGAAGGGTAATGATGGAGTAGAACAGTATTACTCCATAGCCATTCCAATCTTCTCCATAACCCTGCAAGATTATTTCTCTTATCTTCAATACAGAGAAAGAATTCATCTCTTACTCAGTACAGTAGAGATACAGTAATCCCTATCTCTCTATAACACTCTGTCTCTAGTGTGTTTTGTGTGATAAAATAGTTATACCCACCCCGAAGGGTGGGTCCATTGATTACTCTGCTTCGAGAAGCTTGAGTTGTTTTGCTCTCTCGATGCGTGTCTCATCGAGGTATTGCTGACTCATCTCCTCGGCTACGGTGGCCAAATTGATGGCACTGTTGCCAAGGGCCTGTGATACCTTCTCCCCACTGGCAAAGAGAACGGTAAGCATGGTCCAGAACTGCCCGAGCATCTTGAACATTGTGAATCTCCTATAGGATTGAAGGATGATCGATCATGTCATCCGCTCCTAACCCGAAGGGTCAGGGTTTATTGTGTAAGGGGGTAGGTAAACGAAAAAAGCTAATGAAGCTAAGGTGGGGGGGGTATTCCGGTTTCAGGGTTCGGAATAGTCAGACCTGCACTCGTAGGCAATTATGAAATTTTGAAAAAAGGCGAGGCACTTCCTTCTTTACGTTTCTTCCGATCTACTTTACTAATCCCTACTAATCTCCCTATGAATTAGTACTTCTTTCTTTTCCCTGTTCACAAATCTTAATCTTCCGTACCATACCAACCCTATAAACTAATCCAATAGGGTTGAACATGACTGCTCTTACAGTCGATCAGTTCAGGTCTGCACTCCCCGACAAGGTGAAGAAATCCATCAATCAGGAATTGATTGATCAGATCAATGCCACCTTGTCTGATCCAGACATGTACGAGTCGTACCGAGACAATCTCCTTTCCTATACCAAGGTGATGGCTGATGGTCGGTTCAAGATGACCGACTACGTGAATGCGGTGAAGTACGTCAGTCACAAGCTGATGGGCTGCTCCAACATCGAGGCGTATAGCAAGACCTTCCCCGATAAGATCCAGCGATTCACAAGCCAGGGTGTGGCAGCCAAGGACATTGCGTCCTATGTCACGGCCTACAACAAATCGAAGCTGGTCAATCTGATCTTCGAGCAGACGCTGATCCCTTCATATGTCTTGAACCAGGATTTGTATCAGAAAGCCTTGAATGTGCAGGCCGAGCTAATGGTGTCTGCGAAATCGGAGAAGGTGCGCTGTGATGCGGCGAATTCGTTGCTCACCCAGTTGAAGATGCCTGAGACACAGAAGGTGGAGCTGGATCTGAATGTGAAGGAAGACAGCTCGATTGCCGCGTTGAGGGCGACAACACTGGAGCTTGCCCGCCAGCAACGCTTGATGCTGGAAAGTGGTGCGATGAATGCGCAGGAAGTGGCACATTCGAGACTTGTGATTGATGCGGAAGCCAAGGAGATCAAATGACCATCATAGCTTGGGACGGTAAGACACTAGCTGCCGACAAAATGGCGGTAAGTGGTACTCATAAAGCAGGACAAGTGACCAAGATCCATCGCTGGGAGGGTGGGTTGTGTGGCTTCTCTGGGGAGATGTCCGTAGGTGTGCAGCTTCTTTACTGGCTTCAGTGTGGTGCGGATCCGGAGTACTTTCCTGCCTGGGATGATGACTCGGGATCCTCCTTCATAGTGATCACACTCGATGGTGAAGTCACCTATTACGACGGGGCTCCGATTCCCTTGGTAATGGAGAACACCCATCACGCCATTGGTTGTGGGCGTGACTATGCACTTGCCGCGATGCACCTGGGTAAGAATGCCAAGCAGGCTGTCGAGGTGGCCTGTGCACTGGATGCCTTCTGTGGCAATGGTATCGATACCCTGACACTGAAACCAACAAGGAAACGTTGATGGCCGCGATGCAATGGACCGGATCCAATAAGCACGATATCCGCAGGTTCGCGTTAGGTGCTTCAGTAGTCTTCGATGACCATAACGTGATCCATGTGTCCTGCGGTCAACGTGAATACAAGGCATTGCCGGGGGACTGGTTCATCCGTGATGTGTCAGGGGAACTGCGGGTGTGTCTTTCGAACAGGTGCTGCTGTGAGTAATCCAGTGGATGAGGTCCAGACACCTTGGAAGGTGGAAGACTACCTCAACGCCATCGATTACTCGGTGGATCCTTCCTATGTGCCAAGTGACTTCGCACTGGAGTTTGTAACCTTCATCAAGCTGGTCAATGGCAAGGAAGGTGAGGAGCACAAGACACCGATTGTGCATTACAAGATGCTCGACACGATTACCAATCGTGGTGCTCGGGTAATCAATCTGTGTCATCGAGGTATCGCCAAGACTACGGTGATGGGTGAGTACCTGTTCCTCTACGTAGCCACCTACGGTGAGATTCCTGGCTTCGGGAAGCTGGACCTGGCACTTTATGTCTCAGACTCCATCGAGAATGGCGTCAAGAACATGCGGAAGAACCTGGAGTTCCGATGGGAGAACTCCGAGTTTCTGAAGGAGTATGTGCCTGAGATCCGCTTTACCGATATCCGCTGGGAGTTCAGGAATGCGGACGGGAAGCTCTTCATTGTCAAGGGTTACGGCGCGAAGACGGGGGTACGTGGTGCCAAGGAGATGGGTAAGCGGCCCCAGCTTGCGGTGCTCGATGATCTGATCAGTGACGAGGATGCCCGCTCCACAGCCGTCATTGCCGCCGTGGAAGATACTGTTTACAAGGCAGTGAACTACGCGCTGCATCCAACCAAGAACATGATCATCTGGTCAGGTACCCCCTTCAACGCCAAGGATCCGTTGTACAAGGCTGTCGAGTCCGGTGCATGGGGTGTAAACGTGTTCCCAGTGTGTGAGCAGTTCCCTTGCGAGCGGGAAGACTTCCGAGGGAGCTGGTCGGATCGTTTCACTTATGACTACGTGAAGGAGCAGTACGACAACGCAGTCAAGCTGGGCAAGGTCGATACCTTCAACCAGGAACTGATGCTGCGTATCATGAGCGATGATGACCGCCTGATCCAGGATCACGACATCGGTTGGTACAAGATCGATGCAGTGCTACGCAACAAGAGCCGCTTCAACTTCTACATCACCACCGACTTCGCCACCAGCGAAAAGCAGAAGTCCGACTTCTCAGTGATCAGTGTATGGGCCTACAACCATGCCGGAGATTGGCTGTGGGTCGATGGTATCTGCAAGCGCCAGTTGATGGATGCCAACATCGATGCACTGTTCCGCCTCGCACAGATGTACCGTCCGCAGAGTGTTGGCATCGAAGTGACCGGCCAGCAGGGCGGCTTCATCCAGTGGATCCAGCAGCAGATGCTGGAGCGCAATATCTACTTCGCACTAGCTTCGGAAGGGAATGACTCCAAGCCAGGAATCCGCCCCAACACCAACAAGCTGGTGCGCTTCAATACCGTGGTGCCTTGGTTCAAGGCAAGAAAGGTCTTCTTCCCAGTGGAGAAGAAGAACTCTGCCGAGTTGGTCGAGGCAATCAATGAACTCTCGCTGGTCACGCCGGGGGGCTTCAAGAGCAAGCATGACGATTTCGTCGATACGATTTCAATGCTGAGTTCGCTCAACGCATGGCGTCCTTCCGAAGAAGCGCCCCTGCGTAGCGATGAAGGAGGCAAGATGTGGGAACTCGATATCGAGGAAGATTTTGATGATCGGATGGCTTCATACATTGTTTGAGGAATACACATGAAACTTGCAGAGATCTTCGCCCAGCTTGCCTACGGGGAGCTGTCACAACTGAACCTGGGCCAGCATACGGATGGGGTACCTCCTACCCAACACCATGCGCAGCTCGTCGCCCACATCAACCTGGCACTGACGGCGCTGCACAAACGCTTCCTGCTGCGTGAGGGTAGATTGACCTTGGAACTACAGGCAGGACGCACAACCTATCCACTGGTGGCGACCGCTGCGGTTTCCTACCCTGGTTCGAGAGGGGTGCGCTACATCTTGGATTCGAAGGCAGAACCGTTCCAGGATTACATCCTCAAGGTCGAACGGGTGTACACGGATCAGGACTATGAGTTGGGGCTGAACGATGAATGTGATGCCTACGCCTGCCATACCCCCAGCTTCAATGTCCTGCGTGTGGCACAGGCTGTGGTGGATCAGGGACTAAACCTGCCCGAGAACTACCGCACCGACACCCTGAGTGTGGTGTATCGTGCCAATCATCCGACGGTGGTGATCGAACCAGGGGACTTCTTCCCGGATGAGATCGAGATTGGTTTGCCCTACAGCCACATGGAGCCACTGCTGTACTTTGTGGCTTCACGGGTGAACAACCCGGTCGGAATGGTCAATGAGTTTCATGCAGGTAACTCGTGGTACGCCAAGTATGAGCAGGCATGCCGTGAGCTGGAAGGTAAGGGCTACCAGATCGATCAAGGTGGCACCAATACCCGATTGGAACGCAACGGCTGGGTGTAAAAGAAAAGGCCCCTGATGGGGCCTTAATCTTATTTACCGGAAGATCCGAACCCACCACTACCTCTACTGGTTTCATCCAGGTCATCGACCAGTTGCAGACCCACTTCTGCAACTGGCACGATCAGGAACTGTAGCAAGCGATCACCTGCACCCCACGAATACTCCGAACCGTCCTTGGTTCTCAGTGCAGCGAACCATTCCCCACGATAATCCGCGTCGATCACGCCACAAGTATTGTTCAGTTCAACACTGAACTTTGCTCCGGTACCTGAGCGCGGCAATACCAGTGCTACATGCCCTTCAGGTACTGCAGCAGCAAAGCCAAGAGCAATAATCTGCTTGGTTCCATTGATGGAACCAGCTTCAGGCATATAAATGTCGAAGGCACCTGCCTGATCACTTCCTTTACTCGGCATAATAAAGTTGGAATGAAGTGCTTTAATCCGCATAATTCGTCCTTAATGAAATGAACACCAATGATCGCAGTTAAGCGGAGCATTGCCAATCTATGAATAAAGAGACTACTGTTTCCGTTGTGGAAACCAAGCCCCTCACGAATTGGAAGAATGCCCCGTCACTGCGGGATTTGAAACAGGACTTCATGGAAGCGAAGCCTGTTCATGATGTGCAGAGAACCAAGATTGATGAGTGGCTCGATAATCTGCACGTTCAGGGGAAAGCCAAGGTCAATACACCCAGGGGCAATTCCTCGATTGTCCCCAAGCTCATTCGCAAGCAAGCCGAATGGCGTTATGCCTCATTGACCGAACCCTTTCTGTCTACCGATGATCTGTTCAATGTCTATCCGGTCACTTGGGAAGACCGGAAGAGTGCACTACAGAACCAGTTGGTGCTAAATCACCAGTTCAATACCCAGATCAACAAGCAGCAGTTCATCGACGAATATGTGCGTACCGCCGTTGATGAAGGCACGGTACTCATTCGGTTGGGTTGGACTTTCGAGGAAGAAGAGTACGAAGAGTTGGTTCCGGTGATGGAGTACCGCATCAATCCGGAACTTGCCCCAATGCACGAGCAGCTTGCCCAGCTCCGTGCACAGTCCCCCAGCCAGTACCAGACCGATGTGCCGGAAGAACTCAAGCAGGCACATGAACTGACCTTGCAGCAAGGCGTGCCGATCGAGCCTGTGGTACTTGGTCATGAGATGCAGACTCGCACACGCACGCTACGCAATCACCCGACCGTGGAAGTGTGCGACTACCGCAATCTCATCATTGATCCGACCTGCCTGGGTGATCTCGACAAGGCCGCTTTCGTCATCTACAGCTTCGAGTCCTCGTTGTCCGAGCTGGAGAAGGATGGTAAGTACAAGAATCTCAATCGCATCAACCTGGAGGCGAATTCGATTCTGGGAGAGCCGGATCACACCCCCAGTGATGGCTCTCAGACCTTCAACTTCACCGATGAGCCGCGCAGGAAATTCGTGGTGTACGAGTACTGGGGTTACTGGGACATCGATGGTTCGGGAGTGACCAAGCCGATCGTTGCAGCCTGGGTAGGTGACACACTGATCCGCCTTGAAGAGAACCCTTATCCGGACAAGAAGCTGCCTTTCGTGGCCGTCCAGTACCTGCCGGTACGCCGCAGTGTCTACGGCGAACCGGATGGGGCATTGCTCGAAGACAACCAGAAGATCATCGGTGCTGTGACTCGCGGCATGATCGACATCATGGGCAAAAGCGCCAATGGTCAGACCGGCATCCGCAAGGACATGCTCGATGCGACCAACCGCAGGAAATTCGAGAAGGGTCAGGACTACGAATTCAACCAGAACGTCGATCCGCGTCAGGGTGTGTTCATGCACACCTACCCGGAGATCCCAGCTTCCGCACAGTTCATGCTGCAGCTACAGAACATGGAAGCCGAATCACTGACCGGGGTGAAAGCTTTCAACAACGGTATCTCCGGACAAGCGTTGGGAGACACCGCGACAGGCATCCGGGGTGCCCTCGATGCTGCTTCCAAACGTGAACTGGGTATTCTGCGTCGGCTCTCGGCAGGCATCGTCAAGATTGGTCGCAAGATCATCAGCATGAATGCGGAGTTTCTTTCCGAAGAAGAAGTCGTGCGCATCACCAACGACGAGTTCATCACCATTCGCCGTGACGATCTTCCTGGCAATTTTGATTTGAAGCTTGCCATCTCCACTGCCGAGGAAGACAACCAGAAAGCACAGGAGCTGGCTTTCATGTTGCAGACGATGGGTAACAACATGGACCCGTCAATGAGCAAGATGATTCTCTCCGATATTGCGCGATTGAGAAAGATGCCGGATCTGGCGAAGAAGATCGAAGCCTATGAACCCCAGCCTGATCCGGTACAACAGAAGCTGGCCGAGCTTGAGATTGCATTGAAGGAATCGGAGATCCAGTTGAACCAAGCCAAGGTTCAGGATTTGATGGCGCAGGCACAACTGGCCGGAGCCAAGAGCGGTACCGAACAAGTCAAGCAGGGCAATATCCAGTCTGATACCGATCAGAAGAATCTGGATTTCGTTGAACAGGAATCCGGAGTAAAGCAGGAACGGGATCTACAGAAACACGGTGAGCAGGCACGTAGTCAGGCGCAATTGAAACTGATGGATAGAGAGTTCAAAAGAGAAGATCAGCAATTCGATCTATTGAAAGAGTACATAAAGAGCAATAACAAAAATAATTGATTTATAGTACGTACCGTTTGATTTCTCTTTCTATTAACTTGACTAAGCAATGGTAGAAACAATGTCCAATACCGAACTACAAGAAATTGATAACAACATCAAGGAAGCACAGAAGCTTGTCGAACTCGGCAATGCCCTGGTGCGCCTGCGCAGCAACAAGGACTTCAAGAAAGTTGTACTGGAAGGTTTCTTTGAGCAAGAAGCTATTCGCCTGGTACATCTGAAGGCTGATGCAAACATGCAGACTCCTGAACGACAGCAGAACATCCTGCGGGATATCGATGCGATTGGTTCTTTCAATCAGTACTTGCGTACCGTTCTGTATCGCGCCGATCTGGCACGTAAGGCCATCGATGATGGTGAAGCATTGCGTGATGAGCTGCTGGCTGAGGAGAACGCTTGATGAGTGCACCTGATTTCCTGAATATGTCGGACGAGGAGCTGCTGGCTTACGATGCCTCGCAGCTCCCGGTGGAAGAAGAACAAGAAGTCGAACAACAAGAGTCGGTTGAAGAAGAGGATAGCCCCGCAGCCGAACCGGACGAGGACGCAGGCGAAGCCGCAGTCCCGGACGGTGAAGGCGAAGGGGCAGAGGAAGAGGCGGAAAACGAAGAACAAGAGGAAGAACAGAAAGAGACTGCTGCTGCAGATCCCCTAGCTTCCGATGAAGGTGGAGAGGCGCCTCAAGAAGCACAGCCTGAAAAGCCTGCTGCTGAAGAGAAGCCTGAAACCACCATCGATTACAAGGCCGAATACGAGCGCTTGACTGCGCCGTTCAAAGCCAATGGGCGTGATATCCAAGTCAATAGTGTTGACGATGCGATCACGCTGATGCAGATGGGTGCCAACTACAACAAGAAGATGGCGGCCCTGAAACCGAATCTGAAACTGCTGAAGCTCCTGGAAAACAATGGGCTTCTCAGTGAAGAAAAACTCAGCTACCTGATCGACCTGGAAAAGAAGAATCCGGCAGCGATCAACAAGCTGGTGCAGGACAGCGGACTGGATCCGATGGATCTGGACGCTGAGAAGGCAAGCGCCTACAAGCCCAATACTTATGCCGTCGATGATCGAGAGATCGAGCTGGATAGCGTACTGGATGAGATCCAAGGATCCAGTGCCTACAACCGGACGCTTGAGATCGTCAGCAACAAGTGGGATGGGCAGAGCAAACAAGTCATCGCCAATTCGCCTCAATTGCTGAAGGTGATCAATGACCACGTTGAACGTGGCATCTACGACATCATCAGCCGCGAGGTCGAAAGCGAGCGTGTGTTCGGGCGCTTGAATGGTTTGTCAGACATCGAAGCATACCGGCAAGTCGGTGACGCGATTCAGGCAAGAGGTGGGTTTGATCACTTGGGTTCGGGTCGCACCCCCCAAGGACAACAAGCCCCCTCTCCGAAGGTCGTGGTTCCTCCGAAACCGAAGCAGGCTGATGACGACAAGCTGCGTGAAAAACGGCGAGCTGCAAGCTCCACCAAGCCCGTAGCTCCGAAGACGACACCCCAGGATTACAACCCTCTGGCTTTGTCGGATGAGGAGTTCAGCAAAATCGGACTCAACAAGTTTCTTTAATTCGTGAGGAAGTAAAACCATGGCACGTCAGTACAACACCGGAGGCACTACCTCCACCGTCGGTAATCAGCTTACCGATCACTATTTCCAGAAACAGGCCCTCATCGAAGCGCGCAAGGAGCAATACTTCTCGCAGCTCGCTGATGTCACCTCGATGCCCAAGAACATGGGCAAGAAGATCAAGCGGTATCACTACATCCCGCTGCTCGACGACGCGAACCTGAACGACCAGGGCATTGATGCTGCCGGTGTGACCATCACGGGTACGCAGTACTACGTGACGTTCCCGCAACTGGTCTTCACTGCCACCAACGCGGGTAAGGTTGCTGCCGCTGCTGCGGTCAACGACAACATCAACGCCGATGGTTCGGCTGAGACGATTGCCACGGCTGGTGATGATGATTCCGGTGGTGCGGGTTATGCAACGATCACCGTTACCAAGAGTGTCGTGAAGTACGCCACGACGGGTAAGGCTTCGGCTGCAGTTGCCGTGGCTCCGGGTTCGTTTGCTGCTCAAGGTTCGGGCAACCTGTATGGCTCGTCCAAGGATGTGGGCACCATCGCAGGCAAGCTTCCGGCACTGTCGGAAACCGGTGGTCGGGTGAACCGAGTGGGTTTCAAGCGCAAGGAACTGGAAGGTACCTTCGAGAAGTTTGGCTTCTTCGATGAGTACACCCAGGAGTCGCTGGACTTCGATTCGGATGCTGAACTGGCGCAACACATCAACCGTGAGATGGTCAGTGGTGCCAACGAGATGACCGAAGATGCGCTGCAGATCGATCTGCTCAACAGCGCTGGAGTTGTCAAGTACGCGGGGGATGCCACCAAGAATGCCGAGATCGGTGCTGCCGATGTCGTCACCTATGGTGACCTGATGCGTCTGTCGATCGACCTGGACAACAACCGTACCCCGAAGCACACCAAGGTCATTACCGGCACCCGTATGGTTGATACCCGAACCATTCCGGCTGCTCGTGTGATGTACATCGGTTCGGAGCTGATCCCCACGATCAAGGCGATGAAGGATCTGCACAACAACCCCGCCTTCATCTCGGTGGAGAAGTACCAGGCGGGCGGTGCGGTGCTCAACGGCGAGATCGGTATGGTCGATCAGTTCCGCATCGTCGTAGTCCCGGAGATGATGAAGTGGGCTGGTGCGGGTGCAGATTCCTCGGCGGATTCGACCTGCTATGACACCAATCAACGTTTCGATGTCTTCCCGATGCTGGTGGTCGGTGATGAGTCGTTTACCACGATTGGCTTCCAGACCGATGGCAAGAGCGTGAAGTTCAAAATCTTCCACAAGAAGCCGGGTGAAGCGACTGCGGATCGTAATGACCCGTATGGTGAGACTGGTTTCACGTCGATCAAGTGGTACTACGGATTCATGGCTCTGCGCCCCGAACGTATCGCCCTGCTCAAAACCGCTGCCAAGCTCTAACTGAGCTGATGTAAAGGGAGGGGCTTCGGCCCCTTCCTATCCTCACCCAAGGAACCTACGCAATGTCTGATTACGATACCGACGACCTTCCTGTCCAAGACGAATTGACGACCCTCAAAGCCCGTGCTGATGCACTGGGTATTTCCTATCACCCTTCGATTGGAGTGGAAAAACTCCGTGAAAAGGTAAAAGCTGCCTTGACTGATACCCCGCCTGAACTGCCTGCTGCTCAAGCTCCTGATCCTGTTGTGGAGAGTGAAGCTCAACTGCGTGCACGCAAGAAGCGTGAAGCCAGTGAGCTGGTACGTATCCGGGTGACCTGCATGAACCCGGCCAAGAAGGAATGGGAAGGTGAAATCTTCACTGCAGGCAACTCCCTGGTGGGTTCCTATAAGAAGTTTGTTCCCTTCAATGCAGATGAAGGTTGGCATGTTCCCCGGATCATTTACAACCAGATCGTCGATCGCCAGTGCCAAGTGTTTGTTTCCGAGAAATCCAAGCATGGCGTTACGGTGCGTCGTGGCAAGCTCATCCGTGAATTCGCTGTTGAGGTACTGCCTCAACTGACTCCCGAAGAGCTTGCTGAACTGGCTCGCCGTCAGGCCATGTCGAAGAGCGTCGATTAACCTCAACTACCCGGATAGGCCATGGCTGATATTCCCGTTACTTCACTGACCGAAGCCACGCTGGAAGGTAGTGGTGTCTTCGATGTCCTGATGCGCGCCAACAAGGCACATCTGGAAGCCGAGTTCGCCAAGAACCGCATCAAGGGACCGGAGTACTCCACGGTCTATCTGGGTTCACTACAGACGGTACTGCAGTACGCCGTCGCTTTCCTGCTACAGAAGGATAAGAGTGCCGCCGAGATTGCCGAGATCGAAGCACGCACGGCTTTGCTTCAGCAGCAGAAACTCAATGCCGAAGTCGAGCTTCTGGTACTGCAGGCGCAGAAGTGTAAGCTCGATGCTGAGTATGATTTGTTGCTACAACAGAAACTCAAGGTTGCCGAAGAGACGGGTCTGCTGGCTCAGAAGAAGGTTACCGAGCAGGCTCAGACCGCTAACGTGGGTAGTGCAGACAGCGTGATCGGTCGTCAGAAGGCGCTCTACATGGCACAGGCAGACGGCTTCAAGCGGGACGCTGAACAGAAGGCTGCGGACATCATGGTGAAGTCGTGGGGTGTGCGCCGCACTACTGATGAAGGCACTTCAGCCAACACGACCAACCGCCTTGACGATAGTTCGATTGGTCAGGCAGTGAACAAACTCCTCCAAGGTGTGGGTGCGTAACTCCTTGCGCCCCAACCTTTTAGGGAGCCACTTGGCTCCCTTTTTTTCGTAGGAAATTGCCATGGGTCTGTTCAGCAGCAAGAAGAAAACCAAGGTCGGTACCGCCATCTCCCGAGCAATCGAGGATGATGCGCTACCCAACTCGCCCAAGACCGGACTGCTCAAGGCGATCTACGAAGATGGCGATGTCGTGGACTATGTACTCGAAGAGTTCGTCGGCAGTGTCGCCCTACGTGCCGAGCGTATGTATACCTACGCTGAGAACCACTACGAATATGGGTTGCCCAGTGGCAAGGTCGTAGCGGCTACAGCAGGACGACAGGAAGTTGGAAGCATCCTGGCTTCAATCGAAGGCGGACTGGTCACCCTCGATTACGTGAACTACGGTCCTGCCAACAACTACCACATCGGCTGGATGCGTCTGATCTCCCAACACGGCTACAACCCTGAAACCAACGAGCTACCTCCCCTGACTGCGCTGAAAGGGTTCCCGGTCTACCTTGAAGCGATGGAAGTGGTGCTTCCATCCGGGGAGCTGGAAACCATGGAACCTGCTGCACTGGAGCAGTGGGGATCGTCCGCCTCTTCTGGAAGTACCCCCCTGCAAGATGCCTTATCCGCAGAAGTCAGGCAGCGCCGTACCCAGAGCAAAGTGGTAGTGGATCCTCTTGCCCTGGCTCCGCATGTACGTGTTCACGTCATATGGGAAGAGGTACAGGAAACGCTTGCGGAAGAATACATCATGCCCGATGCAGAGCGTTTCAAACGTGAAACCTTCAACATCGACCTTTCTGGTTTCGACGACGAAGCGGACTACTTCCATGCCAAGTACCGCTATGGGGGGGTGACCAAGTACTGGATGTACGAAGTGGGTAGTGGCACTTACCCGGTGCTGGATGCCTTGCATGATGCCCCGCCGCAAGTGAGCGGTACCTACTTCCCGTTCCTGTACTTTCGCTATGGCAAGCAGTCCATGGCGAATCTCGAAGGTACGCCTGCATATACCACCTCGAAGAAGCTTGCCAAGTATTTGGGCATCAACTATGCGCAGATGATCGAAGCGGTACACGAGAACCCTGACATCGGTGATGTAGAGCAAGCCATGGTGATCCTGGCGGTGCCTCCGATCTCGGAAGATCCGATCGAGCAACGTTACCTGTTTGAATACTTCAGCGAACAGTATTACCACCAGGTACCTCCCCAGTCATCTCCACTTATCTTTGGGGCATGGGGTATGCTCGAACGGCAATTCTCGAATGCTTCACAGAATGCCGTAGTGATCCAGGACCAACGCTTCAAGCTGACTCTAGGCAACAACGGCATCTTCAAGAAACTGGTGGCAGGTAAGATTGGCCCCAAAGGCAGTTACGCCTGTGCCTACGGGGAAGAGCTAATTCCTTTTGCCTACATTGATGCCGAAAGTGGGCAGACCATCGAAACCTTGATTTCAGTAGGGCATCACTACTACCGCTATCAGATCACCGAGTCGGTCTACGAGCAACTAACGGTACGTGAGCTGTCACTGCGTTATCACATCTGGGGCAAGTACTCGACAGTAGGGGATGAACAAGACAAGATTTTGTTGATCCCGCTGGATCATTCGATCACCGAGAACTACTCGCTCACTGACCGGGAACAACTCTACGCACGAGCGATTCACTACGTCTTCAACAGCCGGGTGACGGTCAAGGTGAAGTGGTATCAGACCGGCATCTTCCAGGCGCTATTGACGCTCATTGCCATCGTTATCACGATCTTTACTTATGGTGCCGCTTGGCAGTCTATCGCCGCTGCCGTAGCGGCAGGAACGATTACCGTAGGTGCGTTTCTCCTGACCATTGCCATCGGATTGCTACGCTACATGGTCGTCACCACTGCCGTCAAATTGTTCATCAAGGCAGTCGGCCCCAAGCTTGGACTGGCACTGGCAGTACTGGCTGCAGCAGTGGGTGCCTACTATGCCCTTGATGCCGGTTCCCTGGCCGGTGCACCTTGGGCGGAAGGACTCCTCAAGGTCGCCACCAACCTGGCTTCAGGTGTGGGTGATTACATGCAGGGGATGATGCAGGATCTGGTTGCCGAGTATGAACAGTTCGGTCTGTACGTCGAGGAGCAGAACGAGCTGCTGAAGCAGGGCCAGGATCTGCTGAAGAACGACAGCTTGCTGAGTCCCTTCGTGGTGCTGGGTGAGAGCCCCACCGACTTCTTCAACCGCACAGTCCATGCAGGAAACATCGGCACGGTAGGGATCTCGGCGATCCATGACTACGTGGGGAACAGTCTGAGACTGCCTACCCTGACAGACACGCTAGGACATCTGGCTGTACCTCAATGGGATGATGTGACAGACTGGCCCCACTTACAACAGGAGGATGGAACATGAACAAGGGGTACGTAGCGGTACTGGGCTTGATGGTTGCTGGTTTGGTGGGGTGTGCTTCGAAACCAGCACCACAGTTTGTAGATCAAGACTATGTACAAACTGCCTTACATTGGCATGCGATTCATCAATGCGCTATGAATGGTGAAATGGATGCGGATACTGCAGCACTTGGTCGTAGATATGTGCAAGGTATTCTTGCTCAACACCAATATGACCAATCACGCCTGAATCATGAATCTGAAAAATTACGGCGTAATCAGCAACAAGTTACGCGAGAGGATTGCCGAATTCTTGCTATATCAATCCATGAAACCAGGCAGAAGATTGCCTTACAAAATGAAAACACTGCACTACAACAACGGTCAATTGATAGGATGATCGATCAGATCAATTCAACAAGATCGACTCAAACCCATTGCATGAATATTGGTGGGATAATTTCATGTAACTCTTTTTAATAAGGAAAAAGATCATGACTCCTTTAGGACTTAGAGTACCTCAAGAAACAAATAACCCCTTTCTGCAATCATTGAACTCTTATGGTTCCGGTCAAGGACTTAAAGTGTCTGATTTTGGTAGGTCATTTGGTGGCGAATCACCGTTACCTTTTCAACCTTACGGCACTAATCCAGCCGCTACTACAGGATTTGTCCCGGACTTTTGGGACAAGCTTACTGGATACAAATTAGACAATGGCACCGCAGTCAGTGGGTGGGGTGGGTTAGCTCTAGGTCTTGGGCAAGGACTCCTTAATGGTTTCATGGGGATGAAGCAGTACGGGATCATGAAAGACTCCCTCAAGGAGAGTAAGCGCCAGTTCAACACCAACTTCGGTGCACAGAAGCAGATGGTGAACTCCCAACTGGAAGACCGTCAGCGTGCACGACTCGCCTCGAATCCGAACGAGTATGAGAGTCTGAGCACGTACATGGACAAGAATCGGATTCGTTAATCATGGCTATCACTTGGCGCAACATCGAAGCCCCTTCCTTCAGTGATTCACTCAAGGCAGGGGCATTGGCCCAGCAAAGCTTCAATGCTGGTTTTGATAACCTCAACAAGATCCTGCAGGAGCGTCAAGCCACGCAGGAAGCCAACTGGCAGACCAACCAGGACAACCTCAAGCAAGGTTTCCTGGATGCACTCTATGGTGCCAAGACACCGGAAGAACTGGCAGCCTTGCAACAGTCCGGACAGCTCAACCAGATGCTGCAAGGCATGGCTCCGCAGACCCGTGAAGCACTGCGAGGACAGGATGAGCAGCGCCGCACGGATCTGATGAACCAGCTCACCCAGCAGCAGCAGTTCACCGATGCACAAAAGGAACGTGAAGCACGCCCAATCATCGATCGACTGTCGATGCTGGCGAATTCGGAAGATGTGGATCTGCGCAACAGTGCCAAGGCTGCGCTGGGGATCTATCAAGGACAGGGTATGGTTCCGAATGCCGGAAGGTTGGCAGGAGACTTCTTGGGTGCGGAGCGTGGATTTGCACAAGAGGCACGAGCAGTCGCCGAAGATGACCGTTCCGAACGACGGCTCAAGGATCAACTCCTTACCAATGAAGCCCAACGGGAAGCAGCAAAAGCGTCGGCAGAAGAGGCACGTACTCGTCGTCAATGGGAACGTATTGATCGTCTTATTGCGGCAAGTGCTGCAACCTCGGAAAAGTTGGCCGAAGGTACACGCGGGGGTATTGGGGGGCAGGGGGGTATTACTTCCCTTATTGGGAATATCTCCAGTGTCATCAAAGATCCTGATGCCTTGCAGGATGCGGTTACATTCGTAAATACCGCCCTAACGAATAACCCCGATTTCAGTGCACTTCCTACAGAAGAAGTTGCAAAAATTGTACTGCGCCATGCGGATCAGTTTGGTAAGACATTTGGTTCCTGGGACTCTACACTGATTCGCAACATGACTAATGATATGAGGGATGCACTCGAAACCAACAAGGAGCGTATCCTCGATGTTGAACGAAACCGGGCACACTTGATCAGCCTTGCCCAGCAACAACGTTATATGCTGGACCAAGCAAATGCAGTTGCATTTCCTGAACTCACACAAGGTGTGCCTGGAAACCAGGGAAAGGCGGACGTTGAATTTATTTCGGACGCCGATTATAAAAAGGCACTTGAGCAGGCCAGAAAGGATGGGCGTATCCCTCCAGCATGGGAGAGGGGAAAAACCAACGACGCATCCCCACAAGTAAATACACCCCAACCAGTTAAGACTCCCTCAATCCCGTCACTTCGTCGTCCTGATCTCACTGCTGAATTCGATGCCAAGGGGGAAATTCCTTCCCCTCCCCCGCGTTATATTGGTCTAAGCAAGCAGGAGAGTCCCGCTTGGACGGAGTGGTCCAAACGATATTCAGTAGAAGACTTTGAGAAGCAGGAGGCACGTAAGCAGATCGAAAAGAAAGAAGCGTATCGGCGAGCAGAAGAGATAATCAGAAAGCGACTGGAAGAAGCAAATCAATTCCGTCCTTACCACTACTAATTCAGAGGAGGCTATACGCCTCCTCTTTTTTTGTTAAAGCGGTATCGTGTCTTCCTGATTAAGTATTAGAGACGTAAACTCTCATCATTCTGGATGGGAGTGACTATGCCTAATTTCGACATTGATGCTTATCTGAGAAACCGAACTGCTGCCTCCACTAAACTACAAGAACTTGAACAAGCCAGTGCAGACAAGATTGCTCGGTTGTCCACTTACACAAGTAAGCCGGAACAAGTGTCTGAAGCCTGGTCCGACAAGCTTGGTTTGGCATCTGGAGGATTTGCTGCCAATCGAGTCAATGACGTAGCTTCGCTGGTTTCTGGAGCATCCCGTCTTGCCGGGCATGTAGCATCTCTACCTCATACTGTTGCAGGAGCACTCGCTACCAACGCCCTTACTGATGAAGACTACGAAGCATTTAACCGGGCTATTACGGGCAATCCGCAATCCGGTGATCTGGAGCGATTGAATCGTCGGTTGGATTCGCGTGGACCAACTGTTATTGATCGTCTGGAGTTTGCTGAGAATCGACGTAATGATTCGAGGTACATCAATGAGTTCTTCAACCTAGAAGATATTGTTGAACAACAAAACCGCCAAGGTTTACGTGATGATTTGAAGAAAGGATTTGAGCCTGCTTGGGAACAAACCAAGCAAGGTTGGGAATCCGGTCAGTATGGGGAAGTGATCAGTGGTTTAGCTACTCTGTTGCAGAATGCAGGTAGTGCTGTCATTAACAACCCGGCAGCAGCACGGGAATATATTCTGGAGAATGCGCCACAGCTTCTGATTGGTCTTGCAGGCAAAGCAGGACAGGTAGCATTGACTGCCAGTAACATCGGTTACGCCGCTGATTACTACCAGCAAGGTGTTGAAGCGCATCGAGCCAAGAACAACGGTGCACTGCCTGTTGGCGAAGAGCATCGCAGGATTGCTGCCTATGCGGCTTCCCTGGCTCTGGCTGAACAGGCCGGTGACATGGTTGGCTTGGGTGTCATGAAAGCCGGGAAAGCCTTGAAAGGTATTCGTGAAGGTACAGAAGAGGCTGTCCGTACTGGCTTCAAACAATCTCTCCTGAACACAGGCAAGGCCGCAGGACTAGCTAGTGCTACTGAATCTGCCACAGAGGGCTACCAGACCTTTGCAGAAGGGGAAGTACTGGGTAAGCCTGCCACCGCTGCCGACATCTATGAGGGTGCTGTCATTGGTGGCGTCGCTGGTGCAGGACTCTCCGGAGGTATGCGTGGGCTGGCTGAGATGGCACAGGCAACCCCTGAGCATGCGAAGATCCGCCAGGACAAAGCCAAGGAACAAGCTGCCCTCTTCGAGCGCATGCAGACTGGCGACACCACTGCTTATCTCGATCCCAAGAGCCCTGAGTTCGCACCTGCCAAGGCGATGGCGGTGCTGTTCGCCAACAACCAGAAACCAGATACCACACCTGAGCAACGGCAAGCCAACCGTGAGCAGGCTGATGCGATCGTGGCCGATCTGGAAGCGCAATACACCGAGCTGCGAGAGCAGTACGACCACTACTCCCCAGAACGACTCAAACAGGTACAGAACTCCATCAAGGTCAAGCAGAAAAGACTTGCTGTCCTGGATCCTACCGACACAACAGCCGCTGCCCAAATCCAGGAAGAGATCGCTGCCCTGCAGGAGTGGGAAGGTCGGTTCAAGACCAATGCAGAAGCCATCAAAGCTACCAAGAGCAAGCTCGACCAGCTCGACTCCCAGCTTACTGAAGCCAGAAAGCTCAAGAGCGGGATCGAAGGGCAGGTGCCTGTCGTCGATCAGGCCGAGCTGGATACGGTAGTCACTCAGGCCACCACAGCCGAAGAGGCTCCGGTACGTCAAGCTGCTGCAGCGCGTGTGGTCACGTTGTCAATGGCGGCCCCTGAGCGCATCAGTGCCGATACGGCTCGTCACCTTGCTGATGACATGGACAACGGTCTGAGCGAGCCGCAGCGGGCTTATCTGCGCCAGTTCAGCAAGGTGCGCACCCAAGTCAACGAGATGATGACTGATGAGGGCGTACAGCAAGACATTCTGGTGGGTCGTGAGAGCAAGGTCGTCAAGGGTGAGCGGATTCCACGCATGCTCGGGATCCAGGACTACCGCCATGAGATCGGTACTGCGCTGGCTTCCGGAAACCAGAAGGGTGCGGATTTCTATCTTGGACTGCTGCGTAAGTTCGTCGAGGATCACAGCAGCAAGGCAGGGTTGCTACAGGAAGGATTGACACGCTTCAAGAAGGGGGAAGTCCCCCAGATATTGAAGAACACCTTGACTGAACAGTGGGAGATCAATACCGACCTAATCCCCTATGCCAATGCCCGCCGTAACGGGGGTTACACCTTCCGTGAAGATCGCAGTCATGACAAGTTCGTTGGTCAGGTCAGCCGGGAAGCGTCACTCTTGCAGGAAACGCTGAAGGAGCTGGAGCAGGCTTATGCGCTGGCTTTCGAAACTGCCCCTGCCGCGCCGGTCATGGAGTCTACTGAGACGACTCCAGTGGAAGTTCCAGTTGACTCAGTTGACTCTCAGGCGTCCTTCGGACGCGCTAGCGAGTCGTCTACAGTAGAAGGTCAAAACCAGTCTAACGTGGACTCTACCGTAGAGTCGGTAGGAAGTGAACCTTCTACAGTAGCGCAGGATGCGCCTGTAGTTAACAAAGAGTCTACTGAACAGAATCAATCCAGTTCGACTACAGAAGTCACGCTGCCTGCCGAGGAGCAGGGTGCGGCGGAAGCGTCAGCGGAAGCCGCCCCTGCGACGAAGGCAGAGGAAAACAAGACCGTTCTGGAACAGCTCCAGGAAGCGTTTCCCCAACGCACCTTCACCGCGTTGAGTGATGTGCAGGAACGCTATCTAAAAGCTACGCTCGCTACCTTGCGTAAGTACTTCCGGGATGAGATCGCATCCATCAAAGAGTTTGTGATCCAGGCCGGACACAACTCGGCAGCCACTTCCTACGGCCACTTCAACGTGATCGGTCTGAGTGCGGAAGTGTTCACCGACCCTGTACGTGGGATCGATGAGTCTGCTGGAGATCGTCTGTTCCGAACCCTGGCTCATGAACTGGCCCACATTCGGGATCGCAACGCAGGCCGCCAGGAAGGAGAGCGTTGGTTCTACGCTTCGGAAGAAGCTTCGACCTTGCAGCCGGATGGTAGTGTGTACAAGGAAGCCAAGGCTTCCATGCAAGTCTCCCCCATCCTGGCTCGCTGGTTTGGTTATATTTTCAATGGATCCTTGCCAGAGCACCGTGTACCGCGTGAACTCTACGCCCAGCTTCAAGCCCTTTACCTGACTGAACCGGAGTTGATGAATGAACACCTCCCACAAGCCTTCCAACGCATCGAACGCAGCTATTCCCCGAACCAAGGACGAGTGGCTGAAGCTCAACCCGTTTCTGACGGAAGCGGAAGCCGAGCGGCTAGCGAAAACTCCGAGAGTTCCTCCGACTCCGGAACAACTGGCGAACGATCCGGACCTGAATCACGACGCTCCGATGTAGGTGATTTCGAAGCCGACGTTGCGGCTGCCGAAGCCTCCTTCGGCAAGACTGTGCTGCCCGACGAGCAAGACAGTGCCAGCGTCGAAGAGAAGGCCCTTGCCGAGCTTGAAGAAACTGCTCAGGCCAAGGCTGAAGGGGTACTGGGTGTCTATGCCCAGCGTTTGGCGGAACTGCCTGGCAAGCTCCATGAGGTGTTCGATCAGCTCAACCTGATCGCGCAGTTCACCAAACAGGCTGCGGTCAGTGCCATGCACCTCACCCAACGTCCCTTGGTGATGGTCAAGGATTTTCACAGCAAGTGGTCGAAGGGTGAAGTTCTGCCGGAAGACTTCCTGCAGCTTAACGATGCAAGGGAACTCTCCCCGAACCAGCAAGGGGCGTTACGTCACCTCAAGGGCTTTCTCAATTTCTTCGTGCCGAAGCTCAAGGATTACTTCGTCCTGGACGCTCAGGAGCGAGTGAAAGACGGCAAGGTACTGGAGAACTTCAAGTATCGGGACAAGCTTCAGTATCTATTGAACGAGCAGGGCGATACCGAAGAAAACGTTCGTACTGCGATGGCAGGGGCCATGTATCAGTGGCTTTTGCGTAAAGCCAGTTCCCCACAAAAGCTCACCAACGAGAGCATCAATAAGCTCCATGGGCGGGACAAGGATGCCCGCATCAAGCGCGCTGGGGTAAGTTTCTTGCAGAACATGGCGGGACTCGAAGACAGCATCATCAACGAGCTGGGCGATATGGCAGTACAGGCTCTAGGGATCCTGGCAACGAACGATGCTCCGCTCGATGTGCTGCCGGGACTCAAGACCGCAATGGGTACCCACATGCTCAACCTCCTGCAACGGGCAGGATACGTGTCGCGGGTATCGCGTAGCTACAAGGAAGTCGAATCCTGGCTGGCTCCACGCAAGAACAATCTGGACGTGGAGAGCGCAGGTACGGTAAGTAATTGGACCACCTACAATTATCTTCAGGTTCACTATGGAAAAGAAGGTACTTGGTCCCTCTCCGAGATCAAGGCACACAATCTAGGCTCGGAGAGTGTGGTCGAAAAGCTCTTCGGGATGGAAGACGCACCCAGGATTGCTCCGACCCAGCCTACCAAGTTCGTACAGAGGTTCGCCAAGGGTACGCGACAGACCATCAACAAGCTGCAACGCAAGGTGATCGAAGCGATCATGGGCACCCCGCATCGGGTGATTCCCGAAATGCTTGACCTGACCCAGCGGATGGGACGCTTGGCAGTATTGAAGGCGGCTGGCTGGAAGGATCTGGATTCGGGCCACTTCCATGTGGAAAACCTCGACAGCATCGCCGCGCAGAATCAGAACCTGGAAAGCCAGTACGATCTGGCTTTCGAGATGATCGGGGATCCGAATGATCCTAACGTCCATCTGAAGGAATACTACGTACAGCAGAGCGTGTGGAAGAACTTTCGTGCTGGCTTCACCACGCAGTCGCTCAATCAGCAAACCAGCAAGCTCCACCGCTTCCTCTTCAGCCGTCCCACCTGGACCGCCACCATCGCATTCGACAACGAAGCACAGGTGAACGAATTCTATGTAGCGGCGGCTGCGGCGCTAGGCATCAAGACGGACCAGCAGTTCAACGCGACTTCGATCCAGCAGCTCAAAGACAAGCTCGCACAAGACACGGAACTGCGTAGCGTGCTCGAAACCCTCAAGGCCGGGGTAATGGCGCAGGAGACTTCCGCCTGGAGCCGTGAATCCATCGAACAGGTCAGCCAGTATGCGGCCCGTTCCGAAGGGATGATGACACTGCAGGCCCTGATGGCACTGGCCAAGTTCGAGTACCTGCAAGCCCAGCATCAACGAGATGCATCGAAGCATCCTGGTTTTGTCGAGATCACCATGCTGGTAGGGGCAGACGGCAAGACCAATGGACCTATGCTCACTCATCTGGCTTTAGGCGCAGCAGAAGACCTCGACGGGATGTATGTGCTGCTTAACCGGGGAGGCATGTATCGGGAAGGGGAAGGTGAGCCGAAACACTTTAGCGAGTACTTCCAGAAAGACGGCAGTATGGATCTGTATCAGGATCTGGCAAGTCGTGTCATCGACCGGGTGAAGAATGCAGTGCTACCGCGTGAAGAGATCCGCAAGCTTGCCGGGCAAGGCGAGCAGGTATTAGCAGCCAGCCTTATCTCCGAAGGAGAATTCCGCAATTTCCAGATCATCACCGGCACCCTACTCAATTCCAATGGCAAGGTCACCAGTGCGGCACGTAATATCGTGAAGACCCCACTTACTGGCTTCATGTTTGGTTCAGCCTTGAAGGGTGCGGTCGCTTCGATGCGTGATGCCTTCATCGAGAGTATCTATACGGGCATCGAGGACATCGCTCAAGGTAAGCGCAAGGAGGATCTACCGACCTTCCTCAAGGCGGTCAATACCCTGATCCACAGTAGTAACCCTAAAGCGCCGCTGCTGCGCAGCGACATGTCCATCCAGATGGCGCTGAAAACGTCGCTGACTCCTATACAGGAACAGGCGCTGGAGAAGGCATTCAACCGCATCCTCGGTGAGCACACCGCTGCGACGATGCAGGATTATTTCGCCACCTTCACCCAACGACGCTCGCTCTTGAATCTCTCTATCCAGGGCAGCTTCGATCTATTCAATACGGTGTATCAGGATCTACGGGAAAAGGAACTCGTCCGACTGATGGATGCAGGTGAGATCTCCTATCGGATCTCTGACAAGGGTGAACGGATCCCGAAACATGATCTGTCTCAGGCCCAGGATCAGGCGCTGCGGGAACGGGTCAAGACACTTTTGCCAGTGATGCGCAGCGCCTACTCGCAGCAGAAAGAGAACTTCGATGCCGGGATCTTCATGGCCAAGACCAAGAAGGGTAAAGGCCCTGCCCCGCTGTACACCAACAAGGTGCGGGTCGGCAAGAAGGATAAGGGTATACGTAACCCAAATGGCAAAAACGCGACTTATCTCGAAGCCTCGGCCATGCTGCAGTCGGACGTTTCTCCAGGTGTGGCCGGAACGCCTTACTCAATTCATGGAGCTGACAGCGCCAACATTCACAAGGCGATGGAAACAGTGCCTGAAGCCATGAATGTGCACGATGAAATCGGGCATGGGATACATAAGGTGGCTAAAGCTGCGGAAGCAATCAATGCCGCAACGGTCGATACGCTCCTGCATTACTCCCCGGCACGCGAAGCGGCCAACATGCTTGAACGGCAGGTTATTGCACTGGCTAAGGGGGTACAGGAAAAAACCATTTCACCTCAAGTTGTGGTGACGCTCTTTAATACCTGGACAGCCAAGCTTGAAAAGCAATCCAGGGATGTAAGTGTCCTGCCCGAAGAAGCGGGCAACCTCATGCTCATCAATACGCTCAACAATGCGTATGCTGCAGATTATCTGCGTCTTTCCGCCTTTGCTCATATGGGGGTGATGGATCAGTACACCTGGGAAGGTGGACAGCACTTCGTACCGCAAGAGGTACGGGATAGTGCCACCAAGATGTTGGCAGAACTTTCACAGAAGCCTTCGGATCGGGTTCAGCACGCCTTGGAATTCTTGAATGCAGTCTACGCTGCCGAGAAAGGTAAGGCACAGCCTATACGACCTGAAGAGCTGATGGATGATCTGCCTGACGACATGGATCCCGCCAATCTCAGCAACCATATGCAGACCCATCCGGAAGCTTTGTACACGACTCAGGACATTCTCAATGCGTTGCCGGGAGATGCGGCATTTACCGGGCATCTGAGTAGTCTGTTGAAGAGTCTTATAGGTACTTTCGGTACCTTCAAACGTTCGTTGATGCAACAGCGCAATGGCTCTGCCCTTGACGTATGGGTTGAAGCTCTGGCAACCGGTCAGGCGCCTTTTGCCTCTTCGATCCCTACTTCGGCTTTCCAGGTCAGCGAACAGGAAGCCTTCGTCATCGAACAGATCGAAGCGACGGTACGCCATGCGCTGAATGACGACACGTTGCAGACCACTTCTACGGTACGCGAGCTGGTGAAGCTCTACCGTGAAGCTGCGAAGACGATGACGGTGGAAAGCTTCCATGACGGCGACTGGGCTACGGCGAACCAGGACGAGAGGGATCTGGCGCAGCAGCGCTACGACTTCGTGTTCAAGATGGAGAAGGGCAAGGACGGACGTACCGATCATCTGTCACGCTTCGCCGCGATGGGGTTGGCGCATGCTTGGTTCAATCAGAAACTGGACTGGGCCACCGAGCGTAAGGCGACGAACAGGCCCGCCAGCCTCACGACACGGTTGCAGCAATGGTTCGAGAATCTGCTGTCCTGGCTCTCGCACCGCATGACCCATACCTATGCAGGGCAGCAAGCCAACAACAAGCTGCAGGTGCTGGTGATCGCACTGGTGGATATCGAGGTCCGTAAGAAGCGTGCGCTGTTGAAGCAGCAAGTCCTCGCCGGTCGTTTCGATCCGGTGGCTTTTGCCGAGGAAGGTACCCGCAAGCTGGTCGGTAAGGCTCGTCAGGGGCTGGTCAAGGCTGCCAAATCGAATCTGGTACAGAACAAGCTCGGAGGTGCGGGCAAACTTGCCAGCGGGGTGGTGCAGGTCGTTGCCGGTCAGCACGCCGACAAGGTGATCGACAGTGTGGTGCATCTGTTCGAATCGCAAACCAAGGATCACAGCGGACTGGTGGCTTCGCTGCTCAACGAACTCAAAGGTCCGCGTGAGAAGTTTGAAGCACTGCAACGCCAAGCCACCGCACACCAGAAGGAACGGCAGTTGCGCATCGGCAATACTGCCCAGCTCGTGTTGTCGGCGTTCGAGGATGAACTGAGCGAGCGAGAAAAGGCAGGGGTGTCGATGCTGCTGCGTACCGGTGCACATGTGCTGCTCGATCACTACGACCTTGCCCAGATCGAATCGCTGGCTTCCGACAAGCAGGCACTCGACAAGGCGATCGCGGACTGGCAAGCCAAGCTCAATGGCTTCGGCCCGGTATGGGAGCACTACGACTATCACGCCAAGGTGCTGGCAGGCAATATGATGTTGGGAGGCAACAGCGATCCGAACGCCTACTTCAACGCCATGGGCATTGCACGGATGACGGGAACACCGTGGCAGAGCCGCATCAGCGAACAGCAAGCCAGTCAGGCCGAACCGATCATTGATGTACTCACCACACTCTACGCGATCAAGTACGCCCCCCAGAGCACGGCTACAGCACTACAAAAGGTGATGCGGCGTGAGAATGCCCGTGAGAGCAAAGCCAACGGTATCGAGATGGTGTTGAAGCTGCATCGCCGTCTGGAAAAAGAATCGCGTGAACGGCTCTTCCAAGGCAGCGAGATGCTGATGATGAAAGGCTACCTGCCGGAAATCTACAACCCCTACCTCGATGTCAAGGTGGCGAACTTGCAAGTTGGGGCTGACCTGGTTGGATTGGGTTACCAGCAGGTCGGGCAAGTGAAGCTCGATCCGGCAGATCCGGTGCAGGAAATCCGCCACCTGTACGTAATGCGGGATGGTGGGCCGGAGCGCTGGGTGACCGGAGTGATGTTGAATAAGGGTGAGGGCACCAAAGGTTCACGGCTGCACAACGGGTTTCTGAGCAGCAAGACCGAAGAGGGTAATACCAATATCGCCCATCAAAAGGTGCTTGATGCCCGACGTAACTACAAGGTTAGCCACATGCTGCATCCGCCTCGGAATTTCGATCCGAGGAAGGCTCCCCGACACATTATGGCACCAGTGCGCAATGCTTCTGGGGATGTGGTGAACTATCGCTACCTGATGCAGACCACGACCAAGGACAGTGTGCTGGAACGGGACAACCGCTTCGAACACTTGCTTGGTGCACTGGCAGGCTCAATCTACGACAAGCAGGCCACCCCGAAGCACAACGCCGAGGTGCTGAAGGCGTTGCATGGTATCTACAAGAAGGACTTTGCCAAAAACAGCAAGAAGTTCGTGCTGGTCGGACCCAACAGTACCGATGCCGCCTTGCGTGAAACCTATGCAACATTGCCCGAGGCAACCCGCAAGCAGCTCAAGGAACTGTGGGGCAAGGAAGGTGCGTGGATCCCGAAGGATCTGGTGTACCCGACATTCGGTTACCGCAAGGAATCCTTGGCGAAGATGTACGACAGGGACTTCTCGGATCGCAACGTGGCTGAACAGGTTCTGACATGGACCGTCGATCACATGCTGTATCACTACGCCCGCATGAAGCTCGGCAAGTCGGTTACCGAAGCCGAAAAATACGCACGTCGGGGTGCTCATGTGATCCGCAAGGCCGAACACATCTGGAAGGCGGCGGTCGATGTCGTCAAGGACACCATCGTGATCCGTACCGGGGTGGTGCTGGCAGGCAACGTGATGAGCAACATCACGGTACTGAAGCTTGCAGGGGTACCGTGGCAGCTCATGGCGCAAAAGCATGTCGAAGCCTTGCGCGGAGCCACCGACTACATGCGCGATCGACGGGAACTGCAACGGCTTCAGACTCTCCTTGAGAGTGGTTACACACAAGGGGATGAAGTCAGAATCAAACGGGAAATGGCCGAGGTGGAAAATGCGCTGACACGCAACCCGGTGAGGAAGCTGATCGAAGGGGGCCTGATGCCAACCATCGTCGAAGACCTCAACGACGTGGAAGACATCTATTCGTATAAGGCGCTGTTCGATCGCAAGGTGGAGGAGGTGTCACAGAAGGTGAATCCGGGGGTGCTGAAGGTGGCCCGTAATGTGTTCATGACCAAGGACACGGCACTCTACAAAGGCTTGCGTCATGCCACCCAGCTCTCGGACTTCGTTGCCCGCTATACACTGGTCGAGCATCTGACCAAGAACGAGGGGATGAGTGAGCAGGATGCGCTGTTCGAAGCTTCCGAGAGCTTCGTAAACTACGATACCCCGCTGCATCCGAAGCTGCAGTACAGCGACGACATGGGTTTGACGATGTTCACCAAGTACTTCCTGCGCATCCAGCGGGTACTGATGCGCCACGTCAAGGATCACCCGCTGCGGGTGCTGTTGCTGGTGTTGCTGAACAACTACATGGACATCGAGGCGGTCACGGAAATGTCGATGTTTACCCGTATCGGCAACAATCCGCTGGAGTGGGGTGCGTTGCAGTTGCCGGGTGTGGTCGATGACATCGCCACGATCAGCGCCGGGATGGCGCTGGTGAAGTAAGGAAAAAGGCCCCGTAACTGGGGCCTTTATTCATTTCACCTGCAGATCCTCGATCTTGCCTCCTTGAGCCAGGTACTCCACCATCCAACGAGGCTGGCGTCCTTTACCGCTCCAGGCATTGTTGTCCAGTCGGTACTTGATCGGGGCAGGGCTGCGATGGGTAGGGGTAGAGCTACTGAAACCAAGATCCCTCAGACTGATGTTGTACAAACGGATCTTGTTCCGGATGTCGTCGATTACGCTGGCTTTTTCCTTGGTGGCGATAGCTTCCGCTTCGCGCTGCAGCTCTTCGATCTTCTTGTGAATTTCTTCGAGCTTGGTCACCATGATGTACCTCACTTGTAAAAGGGCTCTCAGAATACTGTGAACGCTTTGAGAAGTGAACGTGTCAGGTCGCCCCTTGACGGGGCTTCCTGTGAATGAAAACGGAGATTACCTGTCTTCCAGATACTCCATGATCGCATGAGCACCGAAAACCACGATCGCCAGTAAGATGACGACACTGACGATCGCACCTCCGAACAGGAAGAAGAATCCTCCTGCTCCGAGGATCAGGAATACCCCGATGGTGGAGGCGATCAGGCTGCCAACCCACTTGAGGAAATTCATGAAGACACGCTTCAGCTAAACAAGCTGACCGCAGACTTCGTGAACGTTTCCACTTGAACCTGATCGGGATCCTCTTCCTCCTTGGTTTCGTCGCTTTCCGGTTCCGATCCCGGTTCGACGTTGACTGCCTTCAGTTCCGGTTTGGTACTGGGAACGAGGGGTACGGCACCGATGGCGTCTCCGATGTCCAGTTCCGCCGAGATGCCGGTTTCCTTACGGCCTGCGGTGAAGTTGATATCCACCGTCTTGTTACCCAGGTTGATACCTTGGCCGGTGAGGTACACTTTCAGTGCAGCCTCGATTTCACGTTGGTTCAGATTGATGATCATAAGGGTTCCTCATGGTCAGGTTGCCTTCATGAAAGGCAGTAGTTGTTGGAAGGGATTGGAGGCAATCCCTGCATGGATGGCTGCGATGGCATCAGCCATGTGCTCGGCTTTGGCTTCCGAGATCAGCACCTTGCCATTGGTCTTGTAGCGCGGCCAGTTGGCTTCAGGGTGCTTGCGTGTTGCCCAGTCGATCATCTCCAGTTTGGAAGCGGTCTTCTTGCCCACACTCACCAGCTTAACTTCGGTGGGGGTGACTTCGAAGAAGGGAATGCCGCTGGAGCGCAAGGCACCGAGGATGCCGATACAGACTCCATAGCCGCACATTGCCCTTGCTGACTGGCTACCTACCGGAACTTCGATAAAAACCGCCTGAGCGCCTTGTACGGCTTTCAGGGCAGCCTCATGAAGCTGCTTGGCCGACTCCAGATCCAGGCTGTTCTGGCGTACCTGTTTTCCTTTTGGGAGCACAGGCTGGATCACATCAACGGTTTCAATGTGCAGCCAGTCAGTCAAGGTAGGGTTGTAGTGACCGATGGCAATGCCCCAATTCCGTTGTGAAGGGTCCATCCCTACGACACGGAAGGGCTCAGTTGACACTGGTTTCATCTTCGACTTCAGCCTGGAAAGGCAGGGTACCGAGCTTCATCAAAGCCACCTGGACACCGATCAGGAAAGCCAGCCGAGTGTTGCCTTCCAGCATGATGGGTGGGCCATCATCAAGCCCCACTTCCACTCCTTCCGGGATGTTGAGCAAAGCTTCCAGCTCCCTGATGCGTGCCTGATGCCAACAAGTCAGTAGATGTACGAAGTCATCGAGGGTGTCGATACTGAGAATGAGATCCTGGTCTTCCTGTGCTTGCGTATCCGTATCGTTCATGGCTGTGCCTTATAGAGTTGATCCTTGAGCGCGTAGCCCATCAGCGGCCACAGCTTCTGTACGGCGTTCTGGCGGGCGATCTTGCGGCCCAGCTCGGCATCAAAGTTCTCGGGAGAAGCGCAAGCCGACTCACCGGTGACGGTGAAGCCGTTTTTCAGGACGAGGACGCAGAACGTCAGCAGGCCCAACGCATCGTGATGGATCTCCCCGAGTCCTTGATATACGTCGTTGTGCGTTTTGTAGGCTCCGATGCCGCCCTCTGCAGCGGTGAAGTACGTCTCGGCGACGATAGCAGCCTCGATGTCTGCCGGCGTCACGCGCGGCGCGGTCAGCCCTTTGGCCTGGATTTCTTGCTCAATTGCTTGATCGTTCATGGTTTTCCTTTAGTGGTGCTGCCTGTAGGAATCGAACCTACGACATCCTGCTTACAAGACAGGTGCTCTACCAACTGAGCTAAGGCAGCGTGGGTGGGACGGCCAGTATCGATCTCTGGCTTACGGAGTAAGGCTGCCTCGTCGTGGTGTGCACACTTCTAGCCACGGTGTATCGATCTACACATTCGTCCCATTATGGTGGAGCGTAGCGGAATCGAACCGCCGCAAAGGTTAAGTTATAACCCCGACACATCCGTTACGTGTCTCACGCCCCATTGAACTTATGCGAAGAGGCTGGTGGTCGGCTTCTTCGTACCTTGTGCAGCCGGTGTGCCCCCGAGCTTCGGTACACCCGGCAGACCATTCGCAGCACCTTTGGCACGCTCCCGCGTCTTGCCAGTCCACTTCTGATCCCAGGTATCAATGAAGCTGGCTTCTTCGGCCTGAGCACGGATCTCGGCAGTGGTCATCTTGTCGCGTGCGCGGAAGAACTTGTCGATCTCGTTCTCGTCACGGGTTTCGCCAGTCGGAACATAGACCCCTGCATCGTTCTTCTGGGTCTTGTCCACGGTCTGCTTGATGATGCCTGCGATGATCTCCTTGCCCAGCAGATCCATGACCATCTCGACCTTGGTCGGAACTTCCGCCTTAGCTTCGGACGAGTAGGCATTGACCACCTTGGTTTCAGTATCGAGGCTGGAGATTTCCTTGCCCACGGTCAGGAGTGCCAGGCTGTTGGCGAGGTTGAAACCCGGCAGGTACTGCTTATGCCCGTTCTTGTCCTCATAGTAGTTCTTGCAGCCCTTGGCGGTACCACTGGTCATCCACAGTGTCTGACGCACTTCACGTCCAGCATCAGTGGACAGATTCAGCACCAGTCCCAAGGCCCCACCCTGACTCTTGGTGATGTAGGCGAGATTGATGGTGCAGTTGTACAGACCGGAATCCAGCGGACCCCCACTCCCTACGGAGTCACGTTCGTTCTGGATGTTTTCGTCGGTCGTCAGATTGGAAAGAAGGCTCATGGTTGTGTTTCCTTGTGTTGTTGATGGGTAGTTGTTACTGGTAGTACTGATGCAGTCGATTCAGCACAAGCTGCATGTTGTTGTCGATATAGGTTTCATTGGTGTCCCAAAGACCCAGAGGACCGCGAAGACGCTCATTCACCGTTTCCTTAGTCAGTTTGGTTTGGAAGACATACTTGAATCCCAGTGCTTCTTCTTCAGGGGTAACTGTCAGAAGATCCGACTTGTAATCCCCCAATGCCTTCAAAGGCAGTTTCTTGCTGGCAATGATCACCGAAAAATATGACTCGACACCATTGTTCTTCACTGAGCCTTTGATTGGTACCTTGGTTTCCATGACCATCTCGTTTTCATTGAGTTGGTCCACGGTATGGGCGGTAAAGATCACGTTTTTGCTCGAACCCGCAACGTGTTTCTGCATCAGTCGTTTGAAGTACTGAGCAAAGTCACCCCAGGCTTTCATCGTATTGGCCGAACCAATGACGTAGACCGATTCATAGAGGTCCATGAGGTACGTCAGACTGTCGATCACGATGGTATGAATGTGCTCCATCGACTCAGCCGCCTCAAAGGCTTCTTCGATCTGAAAAGGATCGGTGATCGTGTACTGCTTGAACTTCGCCTTGAAGGGTAGTTTCTTCGTTTGTGTTCAAGGGCGCTCGCTAGGCACCCTCCGCAGCATTACCTGCAGCTTATGGTTTCCCATAAGACCAGACTATATCTTCACCCCAGTAGGGTGTTCACCACTTCGAGATCGCTTGATCCCTACTCCCTTGCGGGATAGTCGTTGGGGCTTACTCAATATCTTGGTAGGTCTGGCGCGTGACAATCTTGCACATTGCAGCAACACTGGTCCCGAACTGCTTAGCCAGTGCGGTTGCACTGAACTCTTTGGATCGGGGAACAAATACTGCCCGAACATACCGAACCTCATCTGGCGTGAGCTTCGATTTGTCCTTGAGATTTGCCAGTGACTTCTGTTTAGTGGATTCGCTTTGGTACTTGGGAGTGTATCCCTTGGCCTGTTTGTGTAAGCCGGTTTCCCTGGCGTGTCGATTGTTTTCCTGAACGGTGCACCACTCCAGGTTCCCTAAAGCGTTATTCTGCTTGTTGCCATCGATGTGATTGACACATGGCTTGCCTTCCGGGTTGGGAAGAAATGCCTGAGCAACCAGTCGATGAAGCATGTGGGTTTTCCTTCGAATGACTACCGTAAGGTATCCCCGGTTATTTTCGGTGTAGGACATTTCACGTTCTGGCTCAAGAATGAACTTGAACTCCCCAGTGAATTCCATCCCTGTTGTAACCAAAGGGATCTTGCGCTTTGTTTGTGTAAACACTCGGCCTTCCGAGGTCACTCGGTAAATTCCGGAGTCGGTATCTTCAATGTATTCCAGCATCTCTATTCCTTTTGAACAGTGAATGCGTTTAGTTTACCTTTTCTGAATACCGTACACAATCAATATTCCTTTATTGAGTCTTGCCTGCTGATTGCCCAATCCTCCTAATTTTCAAACCGTCACGATTATCCTTACGGATTGCGTTGTGGTTCAGAAGGCTCTAAGGGGTTTCCAGCATTTCAATGAATTTCATCCATGTGTTGCCACATGGAGCGGCTAAAAGTTAACCGGCCTCGCAGTTGAGGTACATCACTCCTTCCGGGTTCTCCAGCCCCATCAGTGAGGCGGATTTCCCGGTGGCGGATTTGCCGCACAACAGGACTAGGTTGTCATTTACTTGGGTCATTCTTACTCCTTGGTATTTCCCGTAGGAGCGCCCGGAGGCGCATCCCACTTAACGTTTGGAAAGGTTCTTGGCAACCGTGACCATGACCGTGCCCATTACTTCGGCTTCATCGAGCTTGTCCGCCAGCTTGTCGTTCAGGCTCATCACACGGGAACGAATACCCTCGAAGTCGAAACCAGCATCAACAAGAATCATCGCGTAACGCATGATCATGTTGTTTCGGTTCCCATCCCCCGTATTGTTGAGTACCCAGCGTTCGAGGTTGTCCATTGACTGCTGTGAGTTCAGTAGTTCCTTGCGCTGCTCGTTCTTGCTGGTTTTGGGGATGAAGGGCAGCACATCGAAGATTTCCCCATCGTTGTACTCGTAGTGGCCGTTGTGACTGAGCCATTTCCTTGCACGCTGATTGGTGCCCTTGTCCACATCGAACGGCAACCATTCGTACACGTTGCTCATGAACTCTTTGTAATCCTTGGCGTCCATTTCTAGCGTGTAGTTCATTGGCAGAATGATGCGGAAACGATGCTCGTCTTCCGTATGCCGCTTGGTGGTGTAGAGCAGGTACTTGTAGTTCTTCAGCAGCATCTTGGCGGTGCTGATGTTCACTCCCCCATCGACATCCACCACGAGAAGATTGAAGCCAGGAATGGCATTCTCTTCGTTGCGATAACCTCCGTTGAGATGATGCGCTACCCAGTGCAATCCATCCGCTTGGGTAAGCTTGTGAAGTGCATCGAAGGGTGCATGCTCGTTACGGTAGTCAGTGGTGATGTCTGAGCTGTAGGCCACGATCATCTTTGTAAGATCGGTACCCTTGAGGGTTTCCCCCCGCAGGAACTCGATCCCATCTGCAAACGACTTCTTAATGATGATGTTGTTCCTGTAGCCATAAGCGATGGCGAGATTGAGCATCTCAGACTTCTGGCTTGAACTGCCTCGATAGAATGGTAGATCCTCAACCAGATCAGCTTGTGTGATATCCCGCCGCACACTGGCAATGTACTTAGCCAACTTCACGTAGGGGCGATCCCGCGTCAGCATTTGCTCGAAGGCTTTGCCGGATTCCTCTGCGAGCTTGATAGCCTGGTAGAGATGGGTCCGGGTCAGTTCAGGCACATCATCGATGAAGGCATAAGCTCCAGCGAGCTTCAAGACCTTGAAGTAGCGATGTGAGATTTCCGCCTTGCGCATTTCTTCATGCTCGGAGAGTTGCGCAGCCTGCCGTTCACAATGCAACTTATACTCGATCAGGGCCAGGGCAGTATCCTTACTCATCACCAGACGTTTGTTGACGTTGATGATGTCGGCAAGATTGGCTAGGCGCTCGGAAAGTTTTTCCAGGAACTCCTCACCCTGATCATTGATACTGAGGTTGTAAATTTCCTCAGCAGACATGTTGAGATTCTTTCCTGCACCTCGCAGGTAGCCAAAGAAGCATCGTCGCGCATAACCGGTGTCCAGCATTGAATAAAGCTGTTGTTCAGTGATGGCTCCGTCAAAGAGCTTCGAAGGCGTACCAAACATCATCAGATTGGTTGGGGTAGCTCCACGGATCTCCTCATAGCGGGTGTTGTCCGAAGTGGATTTCACCAGCTTGGTTTTCACCTTGCCTTTGTCGTACAGTTCAAGAAAGGTTGTGAGCACTTCTGTGCTCCCAGTGAGGTTCAAACCAATCTCGTCGATTTCCAAGTTCATTGATCCTGCATCTGCCATTAGAAGCTTGTGACGCATCTGCTTGATTGCGGGACTGGTACCTGAATCGAACGAGAACAGCATGGGTCCGATACTTTCGAATTCCTTCTGTACTCTAATGAGTTCATCATCCGGATCCGTGGCCTTGCGAACAGCACGTTTGTTGGCAAGCTTGGGCAGGTTCTGCTCAGCCAGAAGAGGAAATGTCTCTTCAAGGAAGCGTTCCCTGAACTGATTGACAACCTGCTCTTCAAGAATGTTGGTGGAGTGGCCCTTACCAGTTCCTGATGGAGACAGATTCAGGGCATACATATTGACCGGGATGTCCCCTCGATCGGGTGTCCCGATCGTGCATCGCATCTGCGAGGCAACCATCGAGAAGTAGTAAGCCACCAGAACCCGGAAGAAGAGGGGTTCAGTATTCTGTGTTCGATGACACAAAAGCTGAACCAGCTTCTCCGAAGTTGGATGGTATTCCATCTCATCGAACGGAATCATAGGTACTCCTTAAAGTTGTAGGTCACCCGCAGCGACCAATTGATCCTTCTGGCTGCATGCATTGAATGCAGCACAGTACTTGCATGCAGTCACCTGCCCCGGCTGTTCAAGCACCATACCGACATTGCCATCCTCGGCAAGACGCAGATAAGCGTCATGCTTGTTGTCGAAGTTCTTGGTACTGCGGTTGGTTTTCTGTGGGTTCTTGTAGTACTTCCACACTGGTTCGGAGCGCCACAGATCGGCATCGTCGCAGTACGGAATGGTTTCTTCGGGCATGTCCCAGTACTGCTCGATCAAAGCCAGCTTGCGCTGTACGTAGGCTTCGATTTCCTGGATCGACTTGAGCTGGAGGATGTGCTGCTGGAAACGCTGCTGCGGGTACTTCGGATCAGCCAGCGCCTTGGCCTTGCTCCAGTCGGTGAAGATGAACTGGATCGCCATCTCGTCCTGAGTGATCTTCTGAGGATCAAGCCAGCGGTAGATGGAACCCTGCAGCACGTACTTGTCGTCGTTGGTGTTGTGGATCACGGTAAATACGGAAGTGGTCTTGAAATCTTCCAGACGACCTTCACCGATGAAGTCGAACTTGCCGGTAACGGTCCACTTGCCCACCTTCTTCTGCAACCGCTGTTCCAGATAGATGGGAATGGTCTTTTCATCCAGTTGAGTGGGGTCCGGATTGACTCGGATCCGCTCGATCAGCTTGTCCGGATATCCGAGTGCCTTGAGGGCAATTTGATGATTGTCTTTCCAGCTCCGTTCGATGCCATCGTGGATGGCGGTACCCATGCGTGACTGCAACATGGCTGCGAGATCCACCACAGCTTCGGTAGCAGGCACACGGGCGCTCAGGATGATCTGGCGCAGTGGCTTGATCAGCGTGGTGGCACTGATCGTGTACGGATCATCGTTATGGTCGTAGAAGTCACTTGCCAGGAATACGGCCAGCGACAAGGGTACGGCTGAAGTATTGGTGTACTTCATGGCAACACCTCTTTGTTAGTTTTTCGGAAGAGGGCGCGGATGCGCCCCTTGACCTATTCGTAGCGCAGCAGCCACTTGTTGGAGACTACCTTGAAGGTCTTGGCGGACGAGTGAGATTTGTAGACCAGACCCTCGCGCATACATCTGGCAAGAACTGACTGAGCATCTGCTTGAGCCAGAATCTCTTCTTTGCTGTTTGGGAGTTTGGAGATTGGGTTGATCGCCGGAACGTGAGGGATACTCAGCTTGTCGATCAGTGCTCTACGGGCTACAGGCTTCATGTAACCCTCTTCGACCCAGTAGACATCAAAGGCAAAGAACTCCAATCCAAGGTTGTAGTTGTTGCCGTTGATCCCAGTACCACAAAGCTCCCCTTGAATGGCATAACCAAACAAGCTGTGATCACGCATACGCTGTTCTACATTGAACTTGTAAGCTGCTTTCCAGTAGGCATTGTTTGTATCTGGTTTAAGGTCCAGATTACGTGAACACACATGGAAAGAGCCTTCAGTATCCAGGTAGAAGGTACACGAGGATCCGTGAAGCTTCTCAGTCACCTCGTAGTACTCATCTACATACTCTTCCAGATTGATGTTCTGAACACGCTCCTGATCTGTTTTGGGGATTTCAGACGGGAAGTTGCCACGGATTTGTCCTGCTAGTTGAGTAGGAATAGGTGCTTCCCATTTCTGGATTCCGAGAAGCTCTGTTACATCGGAACCTTCTATGAATGGATACTCTGATCCATCAACACCGTCTTGAACAAGAACGTTGATGGGAAGAATAAGTCCTTGGCTCAGTGCGCCTCGTAGCTTTACAGTACGAAGACGTTCTCCTTTGACTCCGTTGAACTCCCGAGGCTCTTTGCCTTTGCTCAGAAAGGGGGCGAGTTCGTGAGGTACCCAGGAATCAACTTCCAGATACACCACCGGATCATTGACCTGGTATTCCCCCTTCTTGATTACAGCTTGCCACCCATCGATCTGAGCCAGCTCGATAGCGTCAGCATTCTCAATAGGGACAATATTGTGGATTCTTCGTACCGTTGCGAGTTGTCGCATAGGTGCTCCTCTATTCGTAGGTAGGATTCAATTGAAGCCAGCGTGTAAGCGTATCCCTGGCTTCCTTGATGTCCTTGTAGGCGGATTTCCCTCCAGTACGTACACCGGAAAGCAGCAGCTTTTTGGAAGCGTGTTGAATACATCCAGAAGGATCCTGAATGTCGAAGAGGTGATGTATGGCGTACACATCCACTTCATCGAAGTCAGTCACATCCTTGTAGTACTGTGGATAGCGGTTTGACATCGATTGGGTTTCCGACACACTCTTGTCAAGTTTGTCGGACAAACAGGTAGGACAGAAGTCTTGTTCAGGGTGCACGTGACGAATACACCCAATGGTTTTGCACTGGAACATAGGGTTTCCCGGACTAGGTTGAAGAAAGGGGTATCGCAGATATGCCCCGGAGGGCATATCCGTAAATCAGATCACTTCGCACACCCCAGCACTGCAGGCAAGTTCTTTGACGTTCACCGTGGCATCGTCCTTTTCGAACTGCTCCAACTGGTTCCAGTCAAACTGTGGCATGCGTACCAACAAGGCTTCGTATTCTTCACGGGAACATTCCGTGTAAGGTGCCTGTTGATAACTGTGATCAGAATGTGGGAGAAAAGAGACTCCCGCCACCTTGTCGAAATTGCGATAGACCCAATCTCCTACACCGAGCCATTCGTGATCCTTCACGTACACTGTGATAGATACGTTGTGCTCGGTCCAATGCGTTTGCAGCATCAGATAGTGTTCCAGTTGCTCGATGGCACTACGTTCGTTACGGGTGATGCAATGCTCCGGACTCTTCACTGGGAAAGAGAAGATGTCGGTGCTGTCGGGCTTATGTAGGCAGTCTTCAACCGGGAAGCCTTGTGCACGCATCATTTGAGCCAGCGGATCCTTCTTATCTGCCCGCACGGTACGGATGTAGTAGTCTGAGTAGCGGGGATGGATACCCGAGGCGGAATCCACAAGTTGGGATACCGTTCCACTTGGCTTGACGGTAGTGATTGCGCCTGCGGGATTGATACCCAGCTTTTCAGCCCATTCCCGATTGACCTCGATCGCCCGGTTACGCATCTCTTTAAGCCAGTGTGCAGCATCCTCACTGGTTTGAGAGAGCACCGGATGGTCCATGATGCCAGTCAGGCTAACCCCCAGCAGGCGTTCGTCTTCCTGGTTTTTCTTCCACAGGTTTCGTACATAGCGGAAGTCAGTGAGCAGCGACTGGTAGGTACCCAGGATGGTTGCCAGCTCAACCTTCTCCAGCAGATCCAGCAGACTATCCTCGTGACGGATCACAACTTCAGTCAGGTTGCACAGGCCAGCACTACGGAGGGAAATTTCAGCACAAGGGTTGGTACCAACAATCTTGGTCACATCCCTACGACCAATCTCCTGAGCTTTCTTGATTGCAGCCTGCCGATTGAAGATACCGCGCTCACCACTCTTGGATTCCACCAAGGAGATCCATTCCTTCATGAAGACTTCCATGTCGGGACGTTCGGTATAAGCGGCAGAGTTGTTCGCCAAAGCACGCTGCGGATTGTCTATCCACCACTGACCAGACTTGGCATGGCGCATACGGTCATCAGAGAGATTCGACAGACTGATCAGAGCTGATCTGCGCACACCCCCAACCACCACGATGTCAGCGATCTTGCACACCAGATCGTGGCACTCGATAGAAGTGAGCTTCCTTCCGGCAGCCTTGCGAAAAGTCTCAACCGAGAAGCGGAACAAGTCCTCCAACGGCTTGGGGCCGGATGCACGACCCCCGAAGGTCTTCAGTTTGGCTCCAGCAGGACGAACCTTGCTGATATCCCACTTCGGTACCGAGCCTGAGTAGAGCAAAGCCAACAGCTCACGGAAGGCATTAGCCCATCCGGCTTTGCTGTCCTTCACCTGGATCACGATGTCGGTATTGACGAAAGTTTCAGCGACAACGGGTAGGTTGGTGATGAACTGGCGCTCGACGGAAAACCCCATTCCAGTGCCACACATGAGCGTGTACAGGATCTCGTCGAAGGCCCGCACATCATCGATGGCAATGAAGGCACAGTTGTAGCCAGCCATTGGGTCACGATCCAGTGCAGGGCCTGCAGTCATCAAGGCACGCATTGAGGGCATGACTCGTTGGTTCAGGATGGCTTCATACAGATTCCCTGCAGGGAAATGCGGGAACTTGTTGTGGAAGTACTCCACGTAGCGTGAAACGGTTTCTTCCCAAGTTTCCCGACGTTGCTTGTCTTCAAGCCAGCGTGCATAACGGCTCTTGTGCACGTATTCCTGAAGTGGTGTGGGGAGTGCTGTTCCCATAGAGTGGTCCTTATAAAAGGAGTTGAGTAGACGCAAAACGCCCCTAATGGGGCGTTCTACAGTTGAAATTCCGAGTGGAAGGGGAATGAAGTCTACGGCAAGGTTTTTACTGTGAACAGTCCTCTGTGAATTACCCAAAGTCGTGTTCGATCAATTTTCGATGTTGAATCCAGCCGACGAAGTTGCCGTGCAGATCGGGGCATTCCCATTGCGTCGCGCCTTCGGAATATGGGTGCGGCTCAAGCGCATCCGGCGTCGCCTGATGCTCGAAGGGACTCGCATGCAGCGGACGGGCACCGATCAGGCGATCGCACAGCGCGAGGTCTTCCGCGATGGTGGAGTAATTACCGTCATGGCGAAGATAGCTGACGCGACAGCAACGAGCGGCGGAGACTTTGCGCAGGGTTTCCACATCTAGCCCCGAGCGCTCGGTATTGCGCTCTTCGCCGAAAACATACGGCAAGTGCCACTCACCCGGCTGCAGCAGAACCGGCGTCGAAGCGTCCATCGCTGCCCGTATCTGGATTGCCAGTTCATGAATCTCGGGCTGCGCATCTTCGTGAGCGCGAAGCTCGAAGAAGTTGTCCCATTCGGTCGCGGTGACGACGACATGAATGTGCTGGAAGGGTTCGAGGATGCGGTTGGCAACTTGCTTGTGGGCACCCAATTCCATCATGTATTCGGCGTGAGAGGCGGCGTCTCTAGCAGCAAGCCTCCACGATGTCCGCGCATCTGCCGCCGAAATAGAGTCCATCTCTTCCTTCGCCTGCATCCCCGGTTGGTTCTTCCCCCAATGGATCGGCATCGCGGGGTTATTCCGCACCTGCTCGATCATCTTGGCGACCGGAATAGCCCGAGAACTGGATGCATTGCGGCTGAAGACGCGATGCGTCATGAACTCACTATGGATAAACCTTGGATATTTCAACTGTAGTGTAGTGATCCTTTTGTTTGTGGGGGCAATACTGTCTGTAATTACCTGGGCTTCGATGGTCATGGCTTCCTCTTATTAGAGTGGTTTAAGAAACTCCGTGTAAACTTTCTTTCATTTATCGAAAGAATTCGCGGAGCGAATATGTCGTGTACTGATATTGTCTGTGGTACCGGAGGCTGGACAGGACCACGGCCAGGGGATCCGGACAACAACGTAATCCTCACTGCAGCAGGTGTACTGGGTGGGATCAATATCCGCTGGACTTATCCCTCCACCAATTCCCATGCAGTAGCCCATACGATTCTCTATCGGGGATCTTCATCGGACTTTGCGACTGCGGTACAGCACGAGATCGTAAACGGGACTTTCTTCTTTGATCGTATCGAGAATGAAACCCCGACGACTTTCTACTACTGGATTCGCATTGTCTCGATAAACGGGACGCAAGCTGATCTGATCGGGCCAGCTTCGGCAACACATAGACCAAGGATTGCCGGGACAGTTGAAGACCTTACTGGGTTGATCGAGCAAGGTGTGTTGGCTCAATCCCTACAACAGGAGATTGACAACATCACCCAGTTCGGTGCGGATCTCATTGCTGAAATCCAGAACCGGATTGCTGCTGATGATGCACTGGGGGCACTGGTTCAGCAGGCCAATAATGGGGTCGATTCAGCGATGACCCTCATCCTGAACGAAACCAATCAACGCATTACAGCAGATGATGTTTTTGCTCAACAGCTCCAGATTCTGATAGGCACGGTCAATGACAATGCGGCAGCGATCTACAACGAGCAAACGCTACGTGTCAATGAAGATGAGGCCCTGGCGCAGCAGATCCAGTACACCTATGCCCAGACACTGGATGATATTGCTGCTGCGGTACAGGTTGAAACTACGGCACGAACTGATGCAGACAATGCTTTGGCAAGCCAGATCAGTACTACACAGACGGCTCTGGAAGGCAATATCGCTTCAGTACAGACAACCCTGCAGTCAAACATTGACACCCTAGACGGTGAGATCGTCAGTATTGGCGCGCTATACACCGCCAAGGTTCAGGTCAATGGCTTGATCGGCGGTTTCGGGGTTTATAACGACGGGACGCAAGTCGAGGCTGGATTTGATGTTGATCGTTTCTGGATTGGAAAGGCAGGCACTATCGCTAAGCCTTTCATCATCGATGGCAGCAACATTTACTTGAACGGTAAAGTACAGTTTTCGAATGTTCAGGGGGCCGGGGATCTGGCCTCTAAGGACTCTATTTCCTATGCCGAAGTCACCGGCACCAAGCCACCAACCGACTGGATTAAGCCATCCACAACCCTGATCGACGGCAACAAGATATTCACTGGCGATGCCTATGTCGATACGCTGCAGATCCAGGGCAATGCTGTCACGGTGCCTGCGACAGCAGGGGGAATTTATAGCGCCTCTGTGAATGTATATCTCAATAACCCCGGAACAATCGTGGCTATCGCCACCTTTGTTCAAGGCATTGGAAAAGCAAACCACTATTGGAATTTGACTATCGGTGGTCAGCTCATACAAAGAGAAAACCCTGTAGCCGGAACGCTCGGAGCACTTTCAGGAGCCGTGTCTCTCCCCGCTGGAAATCACACGGTCCAGGTGTGGTGTGAGACTACAACAGGGGATGGACGCTGTAACGTCACTGCACTTGGAGCAAAACGATGATTGCGCACTTCTTCTGCCATGACGACGAAGGCCAGATCATGTCCTCGGGTAGTTGCCCTGTATCAATGTTGCAGTATCAAACTGCACCTTCAGGCTTGACGCTGCGCGAGGGGCTTGCCAACCACCTGACGGATTACTGGGATGGCGAAAAGGTTGTTGCGAAGCCGCCGCAACCCTCTCCCTTCCACACATGGGACTGGCCCACCAAGACCTGGTTGCCTGATGTAACCAAAGCCAGGGAAAGCAGAAAAGCAGAAGTCGATAGCGAACGGGAAAGACACTCTGTTCTTCCACTGACTTTCGATGGGAAGCTTCTTGATGCTGACCTAAAAGCTCAGAAGAATCTCTCGGACAAGTTGCAGGAAGTCAGAGAACGCCTACGTCTCAATATCCCGATGCCTATGGAACTACTGGTTTGGCGGGATGCGGACAATGTGACGCATACCTTCTCTGATCTACAGTCTTATCATGACTGGCTCTCAGCTTTTGCTATATCAATCGCAGAGCGTGGGACACGCTTGTACACCCAAGCTTGGCAACATAAAGCCAGTATTGAGCAACTGTCTACTGTGGAAGATGCAGTGAACTACAGTATCTCTTTCAGTTAACTTTCATGCTTGAGTAAATTAAATAGAGGGTAATAGAAAAAGTCTTTGCTACAATCCGCTTGAACTTTTTACTGAATAGATTCCAGTATTGAAGTCTTTCTAAAGTGGATTGAGCAAAGATGCTTCCTACCTGTAATGTCCATTGCAGTATCTATGACAATGATGGTAGTCCCATGGAAGGGGCTACTATTACTGCTCAACTCAATCGTTTCGAGATTTACCAAGGATACGTTGTTCCTGATTTGGAAGAAGCTGTAACCGATGCTTCAGGGCATTGTGTTCTGCCTCTGTGGCCCAATGAATTGGGTGCTACAGAATCCAGTTACAACATCAGGATCGTTGGTGCGAATGGTAAGACTCTTCGACTGACCGCTACGGTACCCAACGTTGCTGAAATCGATCTGCATTTGATCGCAAACCTGCCTGCCTACGAGGGCAAGAGCGACGGGCAGCTCATCCTCGATGCAGTCGTAGCTACCATAGCACCTGCATTAACTGCTCAAGCTGCTGCTGAGGCCGCTCAGGCTGCTGCTGAAACTGCTCAAGTTGCCGCTGAGGCAGCTCAAGCTGCTGCTGAAGCCGACAAAATCCAGGCAGGTTTGGCTGTTATCGCAGCCGGGGAGGCGTCGAGGCTTTCAATTGGCTCGGTTACGACAGTGGATCCAGGCGGCAGTGCCTCGGCGGAAATTGTTGGTGCTCCCGGTGCACAGTATCTGAATTTGGCAATCCCGAAGGGAGATCAAGGTCCACAAGGTGAACAAGGACCCCAAGGCGAACAAGGCCCGCAGGGTGAAATAGGTCCGGTTGGTTTACAAGGTGAAGTAGGACCGATGGGTCCGCAAGGTGAAGCAGGGGTCGGCTTAAACCTCGTAGGGGCGTTGACAGACCCTTCTGAGTTGCCAGCGTTCGGAAACCTTGGCGATGGATACCTGATCGATGGGTATCTTTATGTTTGGAGCGGCGATTCGTGGGAAAACGTCGGACAGATTCAAGGTCCAGCAGGACCACAAGGTGAACAAGGTCCGCAAGGTCCGCAAGGTGAACAAGGATCGATAGGTCCGCAAGGTGAACAAGGCCCGCAAGGTGAGGTTGGCCCTCAGGGTCCGCAGGGTGAGCCAGGGCCTCAAGGCGTCCAAGGCACCCAAGGGGTGGGTATCGCCAACATCATCCGAACAGGTGGTGACGGCAGTCCTGGTAGCACCGACACCTACACGATCACGTACACCGACGCCAGTACGGACACCTTTACCATTTACAACGGTGTTGACGGGGCACAGGGTGGGCAAGGCGTCCAAGGAGAGCAAGGCATCCAAGGGGACCCAGGGCCTCAAGGCGTCCAGGGCGAGCCGGGACCTCAAGGTGTTCAAGGGGTGGGGATTACCAGTATAGTCCGTACTGCTGGGGATGGTAGCCCTGGCACAACGGATACCTATACGATCACCTTCTCCGATTCCAGCACCACACAGTTCAACGTTTACAACGGGGCAGATGGGGGGGATGTCAGCTCGGCCACATCCACGTTTGCCTCAACCACCGTGACATGGGAGCACGTTAAGCAGGGGCGTTCATACGACTTCACTTGGAAACCGTCCGCTTCGACAGCCGACTCTGTAGTTGCTTCTCAGTTCTTGAACTTTGTGGTCGATACCACTGACGGCGACGTGACCGGGGTCGCGCACGGTGTTGGTAGATTCGTGCGCTTCTGGGGCAGTGGTGGCGGCACGATCACTCAGACCTTCCTCGATGAGTTTCGCATCGGCGTTCAAAGCAGCACTGTAATGGGGTCTGTCGTTGGGAAAAAGTGGGTACTGGAGTCAGACAGCGATGTCTCCGGTTCGCTTGGAACTCTGTACGTCGAGCAGATGGACGATCAGTCGTCGTCCGCAACCTGGGTCAGCGCGATTCGTCGCGACTTTCTGGACCCGCGCACCGTTACGAAACACGCCGGAGGGATTGTTCAGTCCCCGACAGTGATCGCTGGCAACTACACACTGACGGAGCAAGACAGCGGCAAAGAGATCCTGTTCTTCGACACGGAAGACCGGACGATTACGATTCCGGATTCGCTCCCTGATGGATTCCGGGTGACGATCATTCAGGCCAACACCGGCAAAGCATCGTTCGTTACGGGCGGCGGACGGACGTTGTTCGAGTTAGAGAGCCGATTTCAGACGCAGGGAATGTTCCATGTTGCTCGCATCTCCGCGATCACGAGCACGGTTGCAATCCTAGAGCTGACTACTAATGCGGTGGATGTAGCTGATCTGCACAGTGTTGCGACATCCGGTAGCTTCAACGACCTCAATAACAAGCCAGCCGGTTATCAGGACACGGCAGGCAACTTTCTTGTTGGAAGTACTACCGACAATGGGGTGGATAAACTCCAGGTTACTGGGTCGATTCGCGCAACGGGAGACGTGAAGGCGTTCTCGGACATCCGCATCAAGAAGAATATCCGTGTAATTCAGAACGCTCTCGTGAAGACGATGGCGCTTCGCGGCGTCACCTTTGATCGTACCGACGCCGATCTGCCGCGACAGGTTGGTCTGATCGCGCAAGAGGTCCAGGCGGTGCTTCCAGAAGCAGTCTCGTGCGAAGAAGACGGAACTCTGTCGCTCGCTTACGGGAACCTCGTGGCGCTTCTAGTCGAGGCGATTAAAGAGCTGTCTGACCGTATCGAGGCACTGGAGGGCAACAATGTCACTTCCTTCTAGTGGCCCAATTGCTCTTAGCGATGTGAATATTGAGCTTGGTAGAAGCGCATCTGCACTGATCGGACTTGACGATGCTGACGTTCGGACGCTGTTTGGAAAGGGAAGCGGCGAGATCAAGTTGTCTGACGGCTACGGCAAGAGTTCGCTTCCAACACTAAGTCTTCTGAATATCTCCACCTTCGGAGGGGCGAACGTTCAGACGCACGCCAATGCCGCAACGCTGGTTGGAGAAGGGTATTTGTCCTACGCGCACTTTTCGTGGGGTGGAAATACTTTATCTTGCCAGAACGTAAGACGCCAGACGACTGGCTTTCAATCGTCTGGGTGGGCGTATCAGAACGCAACCGCGTACTCGAACGGGGGGTCGGGTAAATACCCCTCACACAACCGCGTCCGTGTCGCGTCGGCACCTGGACATATAAGCACCGACTCCTACGTTTTGTGGGAAACTCGCGCCGGCACTACGGGTATTCACCTTGGGCGTATGACTCTTGCGGCGTCCGGTAGTTTTGTGAATACCGCCTATGCGGCAGCGGCAGTCGTGCCGACAAGCGTGATTTTTTCAGGTGGTGCGGTTGGCCATGCTGAAATTTCAGTAAGCTCCACGCCGACAGTGTGTGTGACGTATCCCGCAGCTACAGGACTAGGCCGCACGCTTCGAACCGCCACCCTCGGCGCGTCTGTTTCTGCCGCTGTGATTACCGCCACCCCATTCAACACACACAAATATGTAGTGGCCGCAACTGCGCGACAAGTAAATCACTTTCATCTTGCGACAACGCAGGCTGGCGACAGTGTGGCAGTTGCCATCATTCAATCGAGTGGGGCCGTGTCGAACGTCGCAAACTCACCTATTGCAGTGCCGGGTGGCGACGCGATCATTTACGATTGCGGCGGCGCGGCGGTGTTATATGGTAGCAACATATATTTTGTTGTGGCCACGACAGGCGGTTTGAAAATTCTTGTGCTTGCCGCCGCAGGTGGTGAGGTGGTTGGGTGGAAGCCGTCAATTTCGAGCTTTGACGCAATCCTGCACATGAACTATAGGGTGTCCGCAACTATCATCCCCGGAACGAACATCTGTATTGTCGGGCACAAGAATCACGTTGCTTTTGTCCGCCTTGTTCCCGACACATCTGCGTGCGAGGTTTTGATACCGCCAACGCCGCTTCCGCACCCGTCGGGGGTTTCGTCTGCGAAAGCGGCTATGTGGAACATCACAGGCATCGGGTGCTCGGAGTTTGTGGGGTCCGAGCTTCGCGTGCAGATTTTCGGCACATACATGGATGGCAGCACCGAATACGGTGTTTTCGCATACGGCCTTACTCACAACTGGAGCGCACTATGAGCAACTATCAACAGACCACGGTCGCGGGGGAAGCCTGGACAAGGGCGTCTCGGGTCGTTATTGACAACCCGCTTATCGAGGTTCCTACGATCAATTTTGTAGAGCAACGTGTCGTCGCTCTTGGTAATGGTCAAACGATCGAGCAGCCCGCAGGCAATATCGTTGAGCATTTTCATCCGCTCAATCAGGATACCGAATTCAGCCTTCGTCACCCGGAGACTGGCGATGTTATTGGCACTGCTACCTACGCGCAGGTTCATGTGCTGTTGCATAGCCTGTACTACGCGCTCGCAGAGCGCAGGGACAACGCCAACGCAGCCATCGAAGTCGAATGATGAAAGCCTATTTCCTCCGCGTCTCGGCCTGGCTCTCGCAGGGGGTCAACTGCGTGCTGCTAGGCGGTCACCATGATCAGACAGTGAGCGCACGGGCCTACATCCAGCGTTACCAGCCTGGGTGGCATGTGGTCTATCGCACCATCAATGCGCTGTTTTTCTGGCAGGACGACCACTGCCGCAGATCGCACGCAGCGGACGTTGAGTTTGCCGAGCACATCGCAAGGATGGAGACTTGATGGACCAAACATTCACCAACTGGCTTGATGCTGATACCACACCGAAGTGATAAATCGCACGGTACACACAGGTTGAATCTACACAGGGTGCAAAATGACTAATGACTGTGAAGGCAAGCGCCTGATGGCCGCGCTCGACCAGCGACTTGATGGTATTCAAGCGTCGATTACGCGAGTGGAAACGCGGCAAACTACCGCGCATAACGACGCGATGGATCTGCGGCACAGAGTTGACATGCTCGAAAAAGACATGCGGCACTCGGATGATACCAACGCAATGTCATACAAGATTCTGGCAGAATCTATGGACCGCAATCACAAGCTGACCGCACGATTGTTCGAACGGTTCGATACCCACTGCGCAACGGAAGACAGCGATCGAAAACGGCTTTTGTTCTGGCTCATCACGTCAGGTGTTGGGCTTGTGGGTGGAGTGATTCTGATGCTTTTCAACAAGGTATTCTCGTGAAATTCGCTTACGACTGGAAAGACATTCTGAAGTACGCATGGTCAGTGCGCCTCATGGTGCTGGCTGTGGTCCTAACGTCCGTGGAGGTTGCAATGCCGTTTCTCGGTGCGGATCTTCCGCGAGGCGTGTTCGCGGTCGCCTCCGGTGTGGTGACAGTCGCGGCTCTTGTGGCTCGCGTGGTCATGCAACGGAATCTCTGACATGGCAATCAATCGCACCCTCGTTGCCGGAATGAGCCTGTCGGCTGCTGCGCTCGTCGGAATTGCCGTACATGAGGGCTACCGGGACACTGCGTATATCCCCGTGCCGGGCGATGTCCCTACGATCGGATTTGGCACGACAGAAGGTGTCAAACCGGGCGATAGGATTGACCCAGTGACGGCGTTGCAGCGCACGCTGACTGACGTACAGAAATTCGAGGGTGCGCTGAAACAGTGCGTCAAAGTTCCGCTCGCGCAGCATGAATACGACGTGTTCGTTTCATTCTCGTACAACGTCGGGTCGGACAAGTTCTGCAAGTCCACGCTGGTGCGCAAGCTCAATGCCGGAGATTATTCCGGGGCGTGCCAAGAGCTATTACGGTGGCGGTTTTTCCAAGGCAGGGACTGCGCCATTCCCAGGAATAAATGTTCGGGGCTTTGGAAAAGGCGCCAGGAAGAATCCGCGAAGTGCATGGGGGTGTAGCGATGGAACTCTGGATCGGTTTTGTACTGGGGGCTGTGTTCGGGATAGCGATTGCAGCGACAGTGATGTTCCTGGCTCTGCGGGACTGGAAAAAATGATGCCTTGCGCGCTCTGCGGCTCCGATTCACACAACCGATCTGCCTGCCCATGGAGGGAATACACATGTTCGGCCCCAACATCAGAATGTCCGCCATTGTGGCCGGCGTCGCCCTGGCTACAGGGCTGGCAACTGGCGGCTGGCTGGGCTATCGCGTGGCAGAAGGTGGTCGCGCAGACGAGCTTCGGGATCTGGCGCTGCGCTACGCAGAAGGCTGGAAGTCCGCTGTTGAGGCGGCAAATCTCGATGCTGCGGCTGAACGCAAACGCGCCGTATCCGCGGCAGAGGCGCGAGGCCGCGCAAGTGCTGCAACTCGGGAGGTAATCCATGCTGCGACGGCTGATCCTGATACTCGCAATTGTGGCTGGCGCGATGAGCACCGGCTGCGCCTCGCTGCGATCTACGCCGCCCACGGTGCCGCAGATCGACCGCGCCCCGCGCTGGGAATGCACGGTACGCTGCCCGGAGCCTCCGGCTCTGATGGCCCCACGCGAGACGTGGGAACTGCTGATTCTCGACTGGGGACTGGCCTGCAAGCGCCTGCACGATGACTGCGCAGAGGCAATCGAATGACCATTCAATACAATGAATCAAGGAACCACTGTGGCACGAAAACAAACCCGCAAGAACAAGCGTGAAACCTGTCATCTACAGATCGTCCCACCGACTCCCAGTAAGCCTGCTACTGCGCCGCTAGTGCCTCAGACCGAAGCACAGCGGCGTTTTCTCTCATGCCTCAAGCACAACACGCTGACTCTGGTTTCCGGTAGTGCAGGGGTAGGTAAGACCTTCGTGTCCCTGGCTTACGCTGCCGAGCTGCTGCGTGGCCGGGAGATCGAGCGCATCATCCTCACCCGTCCCTTGGTAGGTGTCGAGGGCGAGGAATCGAAGATTGGTGCCTTGCCAGGAACCCTGCAGGAAAAGCTGCAGTTCTGGGCCATGCCCATGGTCGATGTCCTGGTGGAACGGTTGGGCAAGGGAGCCTTCGACTACTACCTCTCCCACGACCAGATCCGGATTGTTCCGCTGGCTTACCTGCGAGGTTCTTCCTTCGACAACTGCTTCATCCACTGTACCGAAAGCCAGAACACCACCCCTGCTCAGATCAAGATGCTGCTCACCCGAGTTGGCGAACACACCAAGATCGTCCTCGATGGGGATCTGGCGCAGTCCGATCTCAAGAAGGAATCCGGACTGTCCGATGCGATGCGCAGACTCGACGGACTCAACAATGTCGGGACGGTACGCTTCTCGAAGTCGGATGTAGTGCGTTCAGGGTTCTGTCAGCAGGTGCTGGAGCGCTACGAAGAAGCTGCCTGACCCTTACGAGACACATAACGCATGAAACCGATGTCAGCAAGGTAGCAGTGGTCCAGGCTGTTGATGTCCATTGTGTCTTTGTAAAATGCTTCCTGAACTTTGCGTAGGGCTACCCTGTCAGTCGTTTCAGCAGCTAGAACATCCATGGCAGTTTCAACGGTAGTCCACGCTTTGTCACGGGCCGCTTGCGTTGCGTCGAACTCGGCAAGAGCTTGTCGAGTATTCTCAAAAGTTATGATTGGTGGTTGCATGTTTCATGTTTCCTTTATGTGTGGGTGGCCGGTGCTGATCTCCGGCTTTCTTGCTATGCGTAGGTGCCCACGGCAAGATCGGGCACCTACTGGATCACTGCGCATCAGCCTGCGCATTCACCCACACAGAAGCGGGTCTGGTTTCTCACCAGACGCCACCGACCTTCACCGGGATCCCCCAGCACGTCCGGATGGTTTCTGCCGCTTCTGTGTAGGTGCTGGTTTCTTTCTCACCAGCAAAGTCATGCCAATATCAAACCGGTACATTTCTCGTGGTGCGACCCACACGGCTGGCGACTGGTGAGGATTTACGCTTCAATCGGTCCGTAGACTTTTTGCCTCGCTACCAGTCAGTCGCCATGCGTGTGAGTGCTCCCGGTTGGAAGCTGATGGTATTGTAAACGTATCGGTACAGGTGTCCACTGGCTTGGTTGGAAGCCTCAGTTGGAAAATTTTCTAACTCCTTGAGTTCACACGTAGACATTATCCCTTACAAGGCGAATGTCGGCGGTTCGACCCCG